TCCAACCGTTGTGACGCATAGAATTTCAATGCCTGTCCTCCGGGTGTCTTGGTGGAGTTTCCTCCGAATCCGAATCCTCCTATGGTGTCACGTGTCTGATTGATACACAATAGGATGTTGTTGTTACGCTTGATTATGTTTTTCAGAATATTCAACTGTGAGGACATAAGCCTTGCAACAAGGGCCACTTTCTGATCTCCCGCTTCACCCTGTGCCTGTGCAGTAGGTGTAAGTCCCGCAACCGAATCAAGAACGACAAGACCTATTTCCTGCTCCTCACACATGGTACGGATGATTTCAAGTGCTTCTTCCGCACTATCCGGCTGTGACAGGATGAATTTGTCGGCAGACATATCTACGCCCAATTTCTCTGCATAAAACGGGTCAAGTGCCTGTTCCACGTCCACATACCCCACTGCCTTTCCTGTTTTCTGAACTTCTGCAACCAAATGAAGTGCAGCCGTTGTTTTTCCGCAATTGTGTACGACAAAATCATCGGCTATAAAATTGTGCCATTTCCCACCGCATTTCACATCATACACTTTTCCCTCTCCCACAGGTTCTATGGATTCAACACGGTCTACCTCTATACATTTCAGACGAAGTTTTATGTCATGCTTGTAAACGAATAGAGGGTTCCCCTTGGTAAATTCCCTCAATTCCTTATACTGCCCATCACCCACATAGAATTTATGATCATCCGTGGTTGTTATCACATGACCTTTCTTTGTCACAAGTTCATAGATAGGGCGTTTACCCACATATATCACATCTTCCACAGGGTGCCACTTTATTTCACTGAAAACTTCCTCTATCCCCATGATGTAAATATCAAAATTGCGTCTTTGGTCACAGAAGCATCCGTGGAGCACCCTCAATGACTTGTTGTAATATCCAATTACAACATTATCACCACGATGCACATATTTCACTTTTACACGTGTGCGACCGTCAAGACATGATTCCCCACCGAACACCTCCACGATTCTTCCTTTGGGATAACCGCCACCAAGAACTGCATCAAGGGAATATGAACCACTGTGTATGCAATCTACCGCTACATGGTTGCCGGAAATAGCTTCCTTTCCAAATCTCTTTTCTATTGTTGCAATCAAATCCTTTATAGCCATAATATCAGTCCCCCAATGCTTTTTGTAATATATCACTTGCTTCGTCTGCATTATATTTCTTTTCCTTGCAGAATGAAGCAAATCTGTCCATAATATCCGTTTTTGTCAAAACCTTTATTTCGTTGACCTTATCTTCCGCATCTATAACTTCCTCAACTTCCTTTATCTTGGGCTTTACATCAATCCCCATTGCGGAATACTTTGTCTTATCAAATGCGGAAACTTTGTCCTGTGTTCCTGTGACCTCTATTCTGATACGATCATTGTCGTTTCTTTTGGAAGCATGAAATAGGGTTATCTGTTCCTCCACTTCATCTGGTGACATGGTATCCAGGTCCACGGTTATTTTCTTGAATGTTATTTGATTTGTGGGAACCAATTTTACATCATCCCCTTCAAATAACCAAAATCCTTTTTTTTCATCTTCTGCAAAATTATTTTGCATCAATGCTCCTATATGAACAACGCTAGAACTTAATTTTTGGAAGTCATGAAAATGCCCAATTGCAGTAAAATCAAAACATTTGAATGTGGAAGGAGATAATTTACAGGATTGCAAAGAACCATCATTATTTCTACTTCCTGTAAGTGACATGTGAGTAAGACATACTTTTGTCATTCCTTTATATTTGTCTTTCTTTATTTCTTCAAGCAATTCATCAAAACGTTCAAGCCAAATATTTTCATCGTAAAATGCAATTAAAGCATATACAATATTTTTTTCTATAATAACCTTTATGTCATCAACTAAAGTAAAAGACGGATAGTATTTATAAGGTTCAAGAAATGAATCTCTACTTTTATAATCACTAGAATCATGATTTCCACGAATACAAATCATTTCTATTCCTGCATTATGATAAGATTCGAGAATGTCTCCCCATGTCTTTAAAACAATCTGTTTTTGACTTATACGGGAATCAAAAACATCTCCAAGACAAAAAACTTTATTAATTTCATTTTTTTTACATAAAGGAATCCCTTCATCAACTAATGCAGCACGAACTTGTTCTACGTTAAATTCTTTGAGATGAATATCTGTAAAAAATATACTTTTTGTTTTCATACACTTAAACTTTCTTCTATTTTTAAAATCAGTTCATTGCAATTATCGGGAATAGACATTCCTTTCTTTATATTATCTTCTTCCCATAAAGGCTGCACATTTAAATAATGACTGCATAGTTTCCTTTCATGACTATCCAATAAATTAAAATAACTTATTGGTATAATATGATCAAGGTTCCACTTACCTTCTCCTGAACCATGATTTTCCCATGTCATACCTTCTGTAAACTGACTTTCTATATGTTTTACAAATACATTTATACTACAACCAATTCTATTTATACATGTTTCATCAGAAACGCTATACAATCTACTTACAATATCTCTTAATTCTGCCCTTATTTTTGTTTCAATTCTGAATCTACTACTTGTCACAATTTTATTTCTCTTCCATTTATTGACAGCCGCTCTTCTCTTTTTAGGGTTATCTTTCTGCCATTTACATATATTAGGAATTATCTTGCTTTTTCTTTTTTCGTAAGTTCTTTTTATGCTTTCAGGATGATTCTTTCTCCATTCCCTACTTATTATTCTAAGTTTTTCTCTATTGTTTTCTCGATAAACCCTTTCCTTTTCTTTTTTACAATCACGACAGCAAGCGTAATAACGCCCACCGCTTCTTAAAGCAAAACAAGAAATATCCTTCTCCTGTTTACAAACACTACATACTTTTACTTCCATATCTTATAGGTTATTGTTGCTCCGACAAAAATATCGGGTTTGTTGTTTATTAATCCATATCCTGCTCCCACGCCTATTCCGAATGAGATGGGAAACTCCTTTTTCCTTTTGCTCCATGCAGTAACATCCGTAATGTTTCCGTTCATGCCGGAATTAATGTCAAGCTGATTGTTTCCCTTTCCATCTTCTCTTTTTACAATGGTAAACTGATTGTTCAGTTTAAAATCCAGATTGTAATTCGCCACAGAAGGAGCGGTTATATCAAGTTTATAGGATATTGTATCGGATTCTTTCTTGAAACAGAACAAGGAATCATCCGGCATCATCTCCCTTACCTTTCCCGAATCCACATACTGAATCCGTGTTTTCCATCGTACCACTTCCGTAATGTTGCCCTTGGTGTCTTTTAATTCATCGTACAGCAACTTATTTTCCCTTTTAAGCAATTCAAAATCGGAAGATGGATAATTAATCCGATAAGTATTCAAAGAATCAATATAAAGGCTTAAATGCTCTGAATAATTCGCTTCCCTTTCTCTCAAATGCTTTACTTCCCACACTGAAAGAAATAGGAGTACACAAAGTACCCCTATTATCATTGTTGTTGTTTTCATAAAATGAAAGAGCGGTTTATTATTCGTCAAACGGAAGCATTTCTTCTGCCTTGGCAAGATCGTACCAATGTTTCAGTTCATCCAACTTCAAATTGTCAGGCAATTCATAACCATCTCCGTATTCATTTTCAATGTATTCATTCAGGAACTTGCGCATCTTCATGGGGGTAGGATACGAACTTCCTGCATCAGAAGCGTCCTTATCTCTTTCTGCACTGCGTGACGGTGCTTTCTCTTCCTTTTCTTCATCATCAGAACTTTCTTGCTTTCCCTTGTATTCCGGGCATATTGCTTCCAGTTCCTCCACTTCTGCAAGGAAATTGTCATTCTCAAAGATATTGTATTCGTTCTGACGATCAAACTCTTTCAGCGCATCAAGCGTCCAATCAAATTCACGTTTGGTATATACGTTTTCATACAAATCTTCAAGAGTGGGAAGTTTCAACAGTTTTTCAAGAACAGCGTCAGGAACACGGTTCTTTTCAAAAAAATCTTCAAGGCTCTTGTCCTGTCGTGTCATTTGCTGTGCGCTGACCTTCATGACAGTCTTGTTGTTCTCGTCTTTCTGTTTGTTGATACACAACGGATAACCTTCTTCGGGATCAGAGAATACGTCGGTTGACAACCCGTCACCTTCCGTAAGGTCAATGGAAATATCAGTCATTTCCTTAATCTGTTTGGATGTAAGCTGCAATTTGTAGATGTCGCTACCTTGCAATACATAACAGATATAGTTCAATGTGGGTTTGATGCCCCACACCCACGGACCGCCTTTTCCTTTCCTATATCCCGTAATAGGATTGAGGAAACGTGATTTCTCATCCTTATCCTCTATTTCATTGGCAAGTTCATACACATAATTTATGTAGGTGGCCAAAAGATCCTTGTCACCGAATGCCGCATTTCCATGAATGTCGGACGTGAAGATATTCTTGTCCTTCCATTCATATTTACCTGTTCCTACTCCATCCTTACCTTTGATTTCCTGATATACTTTCAGTTTGGTAGTCTTACAGGGTATGTATGCACGGCCTGTCTTGGACGGAAGCACACGGAACACGTTCTTTCCGTCTTCCACTTTAGCAAAATTCACATACTCATTGTCACTGTTACGATACATTGTCTTTTCCGCTTTGCGCGCTTCGTCTTTCACTTTTGAAACTTCCGTTCTCTTAAACTGATTTCTGTTAATTGCCATAATACTAAAATTTTAAACATTAAAAACTAAATTAAAACTTCAAATCTACTTATCTAATCTTTTGATTTCAAATGTATTAATCTTTCCTTCTATGATTTCATCCAGGAACTCCTTGGGAGTAACCTTGCTTAAAAAGTTACTTAATTTCTTGTCCTTAGACTGAATAGAGAAATAGAGGGAGTTGAGATATTCAAACTCCTTTTTCGCCTGTATGTATTCCTTTAGGAAGAACTGTGTATCGGATGATAAGGTAAGAATGTCCTCCAACCCCTTTTCAGTCAGTTTTATTTTCTCACCGTCAATCAATACGAATCCCTTTCCCTTGGAAGCCATCTTACGGTATCTGCGTCTTTCCTCTGCCATCACTATATCGTATTTCATTTTCATAGTGGACGCATTGGCTTCCGCATCAGCACGCAATTGCCCTATCTTGTTAAGTAATGCAGAGCATGTTACTGCATCGCCAAACAGATTCTGATAATTGATAGTTGTCAGATCATCCATATCCAACCATTCCTCAAAATCGCTGGACTGTAATACCAAAACACTATCATCATCTAGGTGTATAACTTTCTTCATATCTTTAATCCAATTTTAATCGAACAAACTGGGAACGTCTTGTTGTCTGAATGATGTTACAATCATCAAATTTACTGTAAGTGGGATATCCTGTTAAATACAACAGACAATCTTTAGAATTTTTGAAGTATTCAGACATTTCCTCATACAACTCACATCCTACCACTACATGAACAAAATTGTAATTGCAATCAAGTTTGATAAAACCCATAAAACCATTCTTGGTTTTCTTTTCCTCTACCTCCATTACATAACCGCCCACTTTTACGTCACTATATCCGTAGCCGTTATATTCTTGTAATTTTGAAGGTGAGAAATAGGGTGTGCATTTATCAAGATGCAATGAAAGCGTTTCATGATCAAACTCTCCGAATCCACAAAGATTGCGTTGCATAAGCATCCACCACCAATCTTCTTCATGTTTCCCCTTATCGTATCCCAAAGATAGTTTATCCTTGCTCTTGTCAACCTTTACCTTACATTTGGTACGGTATATGTCAAGTAGGAAGTATCTTTCACTAGGATGCTCAACGTGTTCAAGTTCATCAAATGCACCGCAATAGATAAGGTTCTCTATGGCTGACTTGGTAACTTTGCTGTTCTTGAAATTATGACGGTCAAGAAATTCCTCCAAAGAAAAATATTCCCCATTCTTATCCCTTTCCTCATTCAACTGATTCAATGCCTGTTCTCCTATCTGTTTAACGGAATTGAGTGACCAGTACATTGAATTTGTTTCCTTATCAGATACGATATGACTTCTTGAATGATTGATATTTACCGTCTTGATACCGATATTACCCGTCTTTTCAATCTCATTGATATATAAAGGGTATTCATCCATCTTGGCCCACGTAAAGGTTACTGACCAAAATTCCATAGAATAATGAACTTTCAGCCATTGGCAAATGTAAGAAATTATTGAATAGGAAACTGCGTGTGAATTGCTTGTAACTATACCATTGCCTGTAACATAGTTATGTTCAGGATGGTCTATTTCCACATCATATACAGGTTCTATCCTATCAGGCTTTATGGAAACAATTTTCACAAGTTCGCTTTCCAATCCCTTTTCTCCAACTTTAACACGATTATATTCCTGATAATGTGCCTTTTTGTGACATGAAGGGCATACGAAAGCAAGATTGTACATCTCACTATTCCCATGATCACCGTCTAGGTGATGAACTTCCAGTCTTTTATGTGGCTTACCACATATCTGACATTCGGTTATTTTGGGTCTTGTTTCTTTTACATACTTCTGGAAACGGGTATATGAAGTGTCTTTTTCTTGAAATCCCATCTTCCCCTTTTCTGAATTATGTTCATATTTATACCTGCTTCCCTGCACTTTCCTGTTAGACAAATCAACCTTATCCGTATAGACAAAATCCCAGCTTGATTGCTTATATCCTTTATTGTAATACAAACAATCTTCGTTTTCTATAAGATTACCTAATTCTACCAACCCTCTTTGGGTAGGGAACTTATGGTTTGCCGTTGCAGATACTGTCTTTCCATTAGAAAGAGTTATTTTATATGTCTGTCTGTTTCCTGCATAAGAAATGTTTTTTATCTTGGATTTGCGTATTTTCCCATCATCACACAATGTCCATGATGATCCAAAACCAAATCTAGGATTACAATACTTCCTATGAAGCGATAAATGCCCTAAATTACGTGCAAATTCAGAATCATTTGCAATCCTGTACATTTCTCCGATAGTAGGACGGAATTGTCCTTTTGTCAGACTAAAACGATAAAATTCCTCCCTTCCACTTATACATTTATTGAATCCATAACCTGCAAATTTAAGAATCATATCGAAGAATAGGTCTGCATATTGAGGTGTCACACCCCATTTATTTACATACCCGTCCACAAATTTGCTTCTTAAACTTTCAAGTTCACTTATAATCTTCTTACCGATTGCACGTCTAGCCGAATCAGCTTCCACAGAAGTAAATCCCGCCAATTCAATAAATGCCGACATACAGTTTTCTTGATACAACAGCAATCCTTGTGTATCTTTCAGGAAGGATTCAGTTCCCGTATAATATTCCACTTCTTCATCACCGCTCTTACGCTTTACATAGGAAAAATGGAATCCGTTTTCAAGCGGACCGGGACGATACAGTGCCGTACACGCAGACAATTCCTCTACCGAATTGGGCTTCATTATCTGTGCATAACCGTTCATTCCCTTAGCCGTAAACTGGAACACATCGCCATTCCATCCGTTTCCGAAGTATTTCATCACTTCCGGCTCGTTCAATGGAATATCCTTATATGGATCAATCGTTATTCCCGTATTCTGTTTGATAAGTTCGAGAATGTCATGTATCTTGTCCAACTGATTAAGACCAAGAATATCCTCTTTCAGGAATCCTGCATGATCAAGTTCTCCGCCTTCCCATTCACATACCATTTGGTTTGTGTCCGATTCAAGTCGTAATGGGGACCATTCAAACATCGTTCTGTCTTGTGGGAATATCATTTCCGCACAGGCATGAATAGAGCGTGCCTTTGGTGCTCCAAGTATTACAAACAGGTCATTGAACATTTCCGTATTCTTTCGCATGAAAGCACGGAACTCGGCTTTTTTCAATGCTGTTCTGAACAAGTCCTCTACGGTCTTTTCCTTTTCCTCTCCCAACATCTTGGAAATACGTTTTCTTTCAGGAATAGCGATGCCGTATTTATCTCCCATATCATTTATTGCAGCCTTCAACTGCAATGTCGTATAGGTTCCTACGGCACACACCTGTTTTGTTCCAAAACGTTCTTCCATATACCGTTTGACTTCCTGCCGTCTGTTAGTAGGAAAGTCGGTATCAATATCAGGTAAGGATTTCTGAATACGTCCTTTGTTTAGGAAACGTGAAAAGAACAATCCGTATTTCAACGGATTTACCTTCGTAAGCCCAAGAAGATAGACTACAAGCGAACCCGCTGCCGAACCACGACCTGGCCCTACAAGAATGTTTTGTGACCGTGCCCAATTCACAATGTCACGAAGTATAAGGAAGTAATCCACTACACCACCGAAACGGATAACATCTATTTCTTCATCTATACGTGCAAAAACAGCTTCCTCTCCGTATTCCTCTATCAGTTCGGGATGATTCTCCAATCCCTCATAGATAAGATCCACAAACATCTCGTCATTGGTCCTCCATCGTTTCTTTTCTTCTTCGGTCATTATGTACCATGGAAGATGTCTTGATTTTGAATCAATGGCAAAGTTACAGTTCTCTGATACATAGTGAAGATTTTCTATCGCATCATCCCATAAATCAAACATAGGATCATCATTCCCAAACAATGCCTGCATTTCAAAGAAATATTCCTGAAAGTTCTTGAAATATTGATTGGATGATTTATAGTTCGTTATTTTGAGAATTGAATTTATCTTTTCACGTATATAGGCATATTCAGGTTCAAGATAATAGGCATCACAAATGGCTATGAATCTGCATTTCCTGGAATAGAACATTTTCAGATTTTCAAGATACCATTTATCCCTATCATCCTGTTCATATTCCACTGTATCAAACTGAACGTACATTTCATCTTTGCCCAATACATAATCCAACAGATATTGGCATTCAACGGTTTTCGGGTCTGCCACTGTAAATGTATGCTCCTTATAGGATTCAGATTTCGCCAATAAAACAAACTCATTCAATGTACAGTATTCCTTGTGAACCACGTTGCACAGACGGTTCAGTTCAAGAAGAATCCTCCATCCGTCTTCATCCCTTGCATATACCTTGATTGTAAAGCGAATATCCCTTTCTTCATCAAGAACAGGAACTTCCATTCCGAATACAGGCTTTATTTCGTACTTCTGACATGCTTCCTGAAACTTGAATGCACCCGAAAGATGTCCTTTCTCACAAATACCCAGAATGGTTATACCGAGCCATTTTGCCTTATTACACCATTCATCATAGGAGTGCATACCATCAAGAAGCTGCATGTTTCCATGAACACCAAGAAAGGCTGATTCTCTAAAATCCTCTTCTATTCCGGGTTCTGAAAGATACAGTACCTTGTTAAGTTTCACGTCATTCTCATCTCCCTTTTTCAACCAATACCATACACCACCAAAGAAATAGATATAATTGTCACATTCGGTGTATGCAGTATCCCAGTGAAAGTCACGGTCAAAAAACGAGTTGCTTTCATTAGGAAAGGATAATTCATATGTTTCAACTCCTATTTCCACAACCCTATCACTGATATGTAAGAAAGGAATAAAATGATCTTTTAGATATTGAATTAATTCGTTCACGAAAATAGGTTTTATTGAAAAAGAAATACAGGCACGGGTTTTGGTTTTTGGTAAACTTTTGTGCTGACTATTATGGTTAATTATCTCTCCCGTACCTGTATTATCTTATATGTTTTACATTTTTATTTTGAAAGGTTTCCGATGGAAAGGTCATGGTTGAGTTCCATCAACGATTTTGAAAGACTGTCAAGGAACTTGGCTACACCCATGATTGCCATTGCACCAGGTTTCAGCGAACCGTTTTCGGATACTGCCAGTGATTCGTACTGGTCACAGCAACATTTCGGTTCATCGGAAGTTTCTTCCAGCTTATGTTCAGGTTCGGGTGTCGGTTTTCCCCCTTCCTTTCTGATGATGTTCACTGTCTGTTTTTCCTCATTTATCTTTCTTGTACGCGATGATACCTTTGTTCTTGCAAGTTTCGGAGCAGGCTTCTCTTCTTCTCTTACTGGTAATCCACCCTCTTCTGCGGGTTCTTCCGGGATAGGAATCTCATTCTGTGGTTCATCATTTTCCACAGGTTCGGGTTCATTGCTGCTTTGTGCACTGTTTTCGGTGTAGTTTTCGACAGCTTTTTTCAACTGATCGGAATCCATAACCGATACATCCTTTCCCAATACATCGCTTACGGCAGCAATCAGTTTGTCTTTCGGACTTAATGTTTCATAATTTTCAATCTCTAGTTTTGCAGCCGCTCTTCGTGCGTCTAAAAATGATACAGCCATTTTGTTTTTAATTTTAATGATTAATAATTAATTTGTAATATAACCCAATGAGTTACGTTGTATCGTAAATCTCATTTCGACAATGCAAATATAGAAATAAAAATTCTAAGTATGCAAGAAAAACTACGAAAATTTTTATAAAAAGTTTTTTAGTTTTTGTTTTATCCCTATGTGCCAGCACATTAAATGAACAACAATCCCTTTACAAGTTGTACACGCTCTTCAACCGATCCTCTTACGGTACGATACGGAATAAAGTTGTTTGTCAATATCCACTTTATTTTTGTATCAATGTGTTTTCTGTGTTCTTCATCGATACAACGTACCCCATCATTTACAATCTCTATCCCATCATCAGTAGGAAGATAGATGTTAAGGCATGGATTAAGATATTTTACCTGTTTGAGCAATTCCCTACGTTCATACTGTTCTTCCATGGAGAATTTCATCTTTCTTGCACCTTCTTCTTCCATGTCGCACATCTCGGATGTATATGCAATCACGTCAACGACACACCTGTCGGAAATGAAATTGTTTCCCTGTTCGAGAAGTTCGGAGTAATAGGAGAACATAAGTCTTTGCGAATCGGGATCACCGTCAACAGAGATGTTTATTTTTCCTTCGGAAGCCATTCTACGCAACATTCCTGTCATAATATTCAGTCCACTGGCTTTTATATCCTTATCCTCTGCCAATGCGTTTATGAGAGTTGTTTTTCCTGTATTCTGTGCTCCAATAACGTTTACCTTGGTGTACCTCAACCTTTTCATCTGTTATCACCCTCCCCATGAATCTTGTTGCGTTCCATACGGTCATACAGCTTGTTTATATTCATTGCTGCAACTTCCTTGATAGATGTTCCTGTCGTTTTTGCCACAATATAGGTAACGGCTTTCAACACTTTCTTCCATTCCTCAAAAATAACTTCCTTACGGCTGTCCGATAATACAATAGGCAGGTTCCCATCCCAATTGTCACGGATATGCTTTTTTACCTGTTCAGCTATCTTACCCATAGATACGATGGGATCGAACAACGCATCTGTTGTAAGGTCTGTGATTTCCAGCCATTCATTTACTTCTGGCAATCCCATTTTCTTGTGAATCATTGCAAGATACCACAGAATATCCCCTGCTTCCTTCTTCAATTCTTCATCATTTTCCTGTTCTACCTGGATCTTTTCAAACATTTCTCCTGTTTCACCACACAACCCCAATGTTACACATACCACCATCAGTGAATCGGGATAGGTGCATGTTACTTCTGCAAGTTTTTCGTACTCCGAAAAAGTTTCAATCTTTTCAAATCTTTCCATTTTGTTCAAAATTATAAAGTTTTTATTTATCAAGGTTCCAGCCAGTTTCAAGACAGACTGTTTCCAACATTTCATTTATCTTCTCCATTGCTTCCATATCAATATCCTTACGGGATGATAGCCACACCTTTTCATTAGGGATTTCATGGGTCTTGATATGCTTCTTGACAGCTTCCACATCCATTTCACATCCTACTTCATAACGGAACTCATACGATTTTGAGTAGTACATAAAGTAATCGAAATAGTTCCATGAATTATTTTCTTTTTCATGAATCTTAGTATCCTCATACATGGAAGGCCTATTGTATGGCATCTTAGGACGGATTACAACTTTGGATAATCCATGTGCCGCCTTATAGAAGCCTTGTGGCCACATTGAACCATTTGTTTCCATTATAACCTCATAGCCTTTTTCAGTTATGGTTTCAATGAAATGTTTCATGGGTTTTCGCATACATGGCTCACCTCCTGTTATGAATACTCTCTTGATATTAGGATGCTTTTGCATCATTTCAAGAACACATTCTTCATCAAGAGTATTCTCACCTGTCCTACTAACAGAATAGCGTGAACAATACTTGCATCTCAAATTACATCCTGCAACAGTTACTATTATGGCTGAAAGACCACGGGAACTGCCACTAGGAATGAACCCTGGCACAATTGAATGTGCCAGGAATCCTTCATCTTTCTTTTCTTCCACTGTATGCTATTTTAAAAGTTCGTCACAATCAAATTCCTCCAACGTAAGGAAGGTTACGAAATTATATGGAACATAAATCTTTCGTTTGTCATGTATAATGCAAACCTCTTCCATTTCCGCATCGTTATCGACAACCTTATGTGGTTTTCCTCTGAACGTTACACAATGGCCACGTTTTACGAATGATTTCTTGTCATACCATCTTACTAAATCACCCTTGTTCCCATAAGTCAGATTAGGAAGTCCATAAGGATTGAGGAATTTCTTGTAGTACATTTCTTCAAGGAGCGTTTCACGGTCAAAGATCGTAAGGCAGCCCATTTTCTTGGACATATCCACTATCTTTTCTCTCTTTTTCTCCGCTATCTCCGCATTGATAGACTTGACTTTCGGATCATCATAGAAAATGCTTCTCATTTTCCTTGATATAAATTCCATTTGTAGAAGTTCAATGAACTCACCCACTGAAAGACGGTTCATTTTTTCAATATCTTCGCTCATTTTTATTGCAATAATTAAAGTTAGACATTTCTCCAAAGTTAAATCAATCTACTGAAAAAATCAAACGGAGTGACAAGATTATCAAGTGCATCCCAAAGTTCATTTTCAGTTGCATCTCCCGGATCTATTTTCTTGTTTTTCAATAACGCTATCCATGTTTCAAAGCTACGTGACACAGTGATTGCAGCCGAAGCAATATTTTCCGGCACATCAGGGTCATACATGATAACTATCTCCTTCACTCCCGACTTCTTTTTCAATAGGGCAACCTGTTCCCTTGATATGGAATTTCCGAATGTAAAGCAACATCTTACGGCTTCCGAATTCTGCAAATGCAGCTTATTGTCTACATTGATATAGTCAAACAGTCCTTCCACCACGATAACGCATTGTGTATTGTCGGTTATATTATCATATGCACCTATTATCTTTCGGAAATTAGTCTTGCTGTTCTCGTATCTTAACTGTAACCTTGCCTTTCCCTGCTTTGCATCCTTTAGATTCTGTATATGAAATTCCTTTGATTTTCTTGAACGTGCCAACCATGCAACCACCCTGTTATCCATCTTTATCTTGAATATGATATAATCCCTTAGTTTTCTTTCAAGGATAAAATTGGTTACAGACGGTTCAAACAACCTGTAATGGTGTTCCGTGAATCCACGTCCTTTCAGATAGGAATCGCTATCAACGGGAAGCGGTTCAAGTCTTTTAGGAAGTTCTATTTCGGGAAGTTCATCATCTTCATCTTCATCATCGTTTTCATCATTGAACATAGGAAGACTGTCTTTTTTCAAGGTATTCTGAAAATCCTTGTGCCAAAGATCTGTACGGTTTATCTTTTTCAGATAGCTGAATAGGGAAGTTTTTGTATTACAGTACCAACAATGGTACACCATTACATTATCCTCCTTGTTTATCAGCAATCCCCATTTACCACCTCTGCCACAAAATGCGCACGGTTCATTCTTATTCTGCATCCACCCCTGTGCTCCGAAAGGGGTAAGATTCAGTTCGGCTTTAAGTTCATCAACATCAATCTTGGCCATATCCTATACATCATTCTTTACACGGTTTTCCTTTTTCAATTTCTCTTTCTTCTGTTCCTTCTGAATCTCAATAGGATTCAGATAGCCGGACATGGCAACGGTTTCCTTGGCATTGTAAAAGGCTCCCTTGTCATAGTTGGTTGCTATCAAGTACGTCTTTCCCACCTGTTTGAAGTCACGCAGCTTGTCCGTATAGATACGCAGCCTGTTGTTGTCACGTTCCGCCTGTGTCCTGTTTCCCGTGAACACGTAGGAGAATGTTTTTACAAGCGTCTTGTCGCCTTCCGTATAGGAACGGTCTATTATCTTGTCCGGGCTGTTCCATATCTCAACAGGAACATTGGAAGCCTGTGTGGCCGTTATTCCGGCTATATGGAACTCATTGCATATATCCTTGAAACGTTGCGCGTTTTTCTGTAACCTGTATTTCAGAAAATTAGGATTGGTATCTACCTGTGCATTCTCTCCTGTTACGGCAAGATCAAGCGAATCAAGTATGAGTTCGTCGGGAAAATACCCATGTACCTTATAATATTCAAGTACAATATTGCGTACTTCCATCATGGACGCTTCCCCATATTTCTCGAATCCATACACCTCTATATCCGAACCCAGAAGAGTTTCCACATCCCTTGCTGTCTTTCTGAACAAATCCATCTCCTTTTCGGAAAGTTCACCTTTTCTTACTTTCATGTATGGATGCCCTGTAACGATTTGATCATATTTGGAAAGACATGCACTTACACCCCCTTCAAGCTGTATGTGCAAGACTTTCTTCCCATCCATACAGGCCCTATATCCATGCCATTTCAAAACGGTTGACTTTCCTTCTCCCGAACGTAGAATCCATAATACGGTATCGCCCTTGTCTATTCCTCCATAGGAGATTTCATCAAGTACATCTATTCCGAACGTCACTTTGTTTCCTGTGGAATCCTTTTCCCTGAACTCCCTGTTCTGTTTCATACGTTCTTCAAATCCACGGAATACCTTCTTGAAATTTCCTACGGCATTTCTAAGGGATATTTCCTGTATCTCCTTTGATTCTTCCATTGCCGTGAATATTGCTTCTTCGGCCTTGTTTTCTTCATACAGGTCATGGATTTTGTTTACCATTTCCTTGAAGCGTATCTTTTTTACATACGCTTCAAGCTGGCTTATTATCAGTTCCTTATCAGGCTTATCTGTTTCCTTTATCTCGTCCACAGCTTCTTGAACCGCATCATTGTCACTGAACTTCTGTGATATGAACCCTAATGAGGGGATGATATTCTTATCATCATATATTGCAACCGCTTCCCTTAAAAGAACCTTGTATCCCGGCATCTCTTTAGGGATGAACTGATATTTCAGGTATCTTTTGCACAGGAACAATACGTCCTTGTCCATAAATACCATCTTAAACAGTTCGGGTATGAAATTGGCACTTAGTTTTTCCATAAAAATTAAAATTAAAGCATTGTTACCACAGGTTCACTTCCCTTACCTTCTTTCAATGACTGATAGGCAATGAATATAGAGGACACGCAATCATCATGACCGGACCCTGCTTCAAGTTTCCCCTTGTCAGAACGGAATGTAATGGAAGAAAACTCGGAAAACAGATAATCCGTTTTCTCTTTTGTTGTTCCTGCCTTATACGGCACCTTGAACTGACCTCTTTCAAAGAGTGCCGCAAGACTGGCCCATCCGTTATGCAAGTCCTTTTTGTTTCCCTCTGTCGTAGTAAATGTATCTATATTCATTAATCCACGTTCCCTTGCCAATCCTGCAAGAATGGATTGGAATCCGTTGGATTCACACACCACCTTGTTAGGTCTGAACATCTGATCCAATACCACTATCTTATCCACCTGTTCATTGTGACTTGCACCTTTAAGACGTTCATAATAGATTAAGTAGTAGTTTTTCATTGCATCCATGCCAACAACAGAATAAACGGTAAAGTCAGCTCCGATATTACCAGATATGGCAAAATCCACACCTATAACAACCCGTGTCATTTTAATAGGGAAATTGTCGACAGTCGTTGCATAATCCACATTTTCCATCCCTATCGTGGTACGTTTAAGAATATCGTATGGGAATATAGATGAACTATCGTCAATAGGAATAACAAGGTACTCACGTGCAAATACGGTTGTTCCAAGTTCTTCCTTCTTTCTCATAAGATCCTCAAATGTATATCTGTCGGGAGCAAGCGGTCTGCCATCAGGGAAGATTATAGGATATTCAAAACACTTGAAACGCTTGTCGGACTTTATCACCTTATACAAGTCTGATTCAGCATTGGAAAACGGTGTTCCCGATATAATGAAATACCCGAACGGTTCCACTGTCGGCTCAATCGTACCCTTGATAAGTTCCTTTAGCTTCTGTCGTGCTTCCTCGCTGTAAAGACTTGATTCATCCGGCATATCGTCCACTACACATGCCCCAGTATGCAAACCACGGATCGCAGAACTGGCACCTCTGATATGGATTATTGCACCCGTTTCAGTCTGGACACCCATCTCTCCAATCTTGGCCCGATTATTAGGATTCAACTTCTCCTTTATAATTTCATTGTTATCAATCTCATTGATAATCTTTGTCATGTGCGCCTTACACAACTGAATAGAAGATGATATGAGAGAGGTTTCCTTGTAATTATTGTTGAACACCATATACCTGGGATCATCCCATGAATGTGGCACATCATAGCCGTATAACCGCCATAAAGGAAAGGCATAACAATACTGATAACTGTTATGTACAACAGTTCCGTCGGCAAGTAAAAACTTGTGATCACCGTCACAGGCAAATCCATAATATTCGCCTTCCCCCACAGGATGTACAGTCAAGGAAGATACTTGTGGGTCTTGAACCTGTTCCACGTACTGAACCTGTTTCCTTTTGATTCTGGTGGGAAGGTTATGTAATTTACCCGATATGCTCATACGATAAAAAACATAATCTTTCAGTATGTATTCACCCCTTTTCTCCGACTTTACCTTTATATTCTTACACTCTCTTTTTACAGTCTTACATCTGAATCCGAGTGACCATGCAAGTTGTTGTACCTGATAAGCAAGTTTTTCATCTTTGGATGAATACTCAAAAGACCTGCCTGTTTTTGGTAAACCCAATCTCTTTGCCCTGTCTGCTTCGCAACAACCGTCTGTATCTAGTAATCCTGCCAACAATTCCAGTCGTTGTTGTCGGGATGCCCTCATGTATATATCAGGAATATGCTTGTTATTGAAAAGCCCCATATCCTTCAATATCTTTGTTAAGGGCAACATAGTATCTGATTTTTTACCCCTTCCTCTATACCTAGGAATTTTTGGGTCATATATTTGTGACCTTAACGATCCCTTTTTATAACAACCATTTCTGTAACTGGCAACACTCAATCCAAGTCTTTCAGCATATTCACATAGATATTCATATATTTCTATATCAGGTTTTGATATACAAGAATTATGTGAATGCCCATCCCCCAACCATATCCCTAAAAAATATGGTTCCAATGGAAGTTCCTTTTCAGGCAAATCCCATCCTTCAACCCTGTACCCGGAAATTTTCTTTTGACTATATCCAGGATGTTTCGGAATATCTTGCACAGGAATTTCCTTATATATTGTTTCAGAATAGGATTTATGCGGTTTTTTACTTACCTCAACCCTCCTAAGATATCTTGCACAAATAAGATGCCCTTCGTTCACTACATAATCCATTGCATAGGATTGTTTCACCTTATACATAGGAGCAGTGCCATGATGTAATTCAAGTACCGTTCTTGGCGTTGAATCAATTCCCATCACCTTGTCACCGACCTTAATATCCTGTATCATTTTGGTGCTTCCATCAGCCATAACAACGTAAGTACCTGGTTCCAAGCACTTTCCACTTCCGCGTGACGCGAGATAACTACTCCAAGGATATAGCTGCATCAGAGATCCCTGTTCCAGATTACGCCAGTTCATACGGAAGTTGGAGAGTACGGTTGTACAAAAATAGTTGAACGACATCTTCTTCAACTGTAAATCCATAGATGCTTTCAGATTGTCCAAGTAATCCAAACTTTCCGAATCAATGGTTTTTCCTATGAACATGGCTTTCTCTGCCGACATCATCATCGAATGAATCAGAGCGTCAATGTCACCCATGTATCCTGTCATAAGTTCATCTATTGCCTTTGTAGGAAGTTTGGATATGATGGTTTCCACCGTATCAAACAACCTTCTTTCCTGCAAGGATGTAAGGGTTATGTTTTTATCAACAGAATCAATCATATTTTCAATCCTTTAAATATGTGACATATCACATCCACGGTCCATCCATCTCCAAGCAATCCCATTCCTATATGTGGTTCCACTGGTTTGGTATAACCTTCGGGAACGGTCTGCAATCTTTCCGCTTCCGTAATATTAGGTGTTCTAAAGCCATTTTTCGGATTACAGTCAGGTGAATTGAATATCAATGGTGTAAGGGATTTCCTATACCTTCTCAACAATGATTCAGGGTTCTTTGCAAACCTGTTCCATGATTCAAGCATACACCATGACTTTTCCTTCTCGACATATCCATCGGTAATTATATCCTTGAACAATATTCCCTTGTCCTTCCATGCAGGTATTTCCCAGTTGCACCAATAGTATCTTGCACGCATCTGTGCCGAAAAGTCGGAACTGTTGATATATACATAATCGACATTCAGGTATTCCGATATGATAGCCGCCCATTCGGGCTTCATCTTCACGTTTTCCAATAGGAATTTTACATTAGGATTGAATTGTCTGATATGATTAAGTATGTTTACGTATTCAAAGAACAATCCCGAACGCTCGCCATCGAAGTTCAGTTTCTCTTTCCCTAACTGTGAGAAATCCTGGCATGGTGTTCCGCCAATCAATAAATCAATATCTTTCCACTGTATATCCCATTCTTTCCAATTTTTTATATCACCCAATTCAATTATATCGGAGTAATTATCCAGTGCAACCTTGATAGACGGTTCGTTTATTTCGCTTGCATAATACTTGTCTACTCTATATCCCATTCTCTCTAGTGCGATACGTCCGCAAGCTATCCCGTCACATAAACTTAGTACGTTCATTATTTTTCAATTTGAAACGATTCACGATAACGGATTTTCTTTCCTCCTTCCGAAACGGAAGCACCTTCTCCACGTAACTTCTTGATAAACTCAATTCCCAATTTCGCTGTCGCTTCCGTATCGGTAGAAGCACGGTGAGCGTCCACAAGTTCTATTCCATACAAATTGGTACACGTTCCCAATTTATAGTTCTCCTGTTCCAAAGCCGCCCATTGTGCCAACATCATTGTATCTACGTTAAACAATACATAATTGTCCAAATTGTCATTCATGTGTTCAAAGAAATTTTTTAGGAACGGAGTATCAAATCCTACCGAATTGTGTCCGCATAACGTACATTTCAATCTAGGATTCTTGTATTTGGCAAACAGGTCTTTTATCTGTTTATGCGCTTCCTTCAATGTAACAGCCTTTGATTTTTGCATTTCAGGAGTGATACCATGAACTTCCTGCGCCTGCATGGAATATTCCAGGTTGTCAAAATACATATACGGGAATGTGATTTCCACCTTATCCACTATTTCCAGTTTCAGTATATCAACTACCACGAATGATATTTCTATAAGGGGAATATCATAGAAAGCAAGTTTATCTTTTGACGGAATACCCCCTGACTCAATATCAAAAAAAATTACATATTTCTGTGCTGTTTGCATAATTAATCCTCTTCAATTATCTGCCAAATGTCATATACATTCAGTGTGCAGTATTTGTTTTCATTGTTCTTTACTATCTCGAAATTACCAAGGTATCGTGGCAAACGTCCGTCCTTGATAAACCATGTAAGGTCATTACGATTAAATTCCTGCCCGTTCTTCTTTGTAAAGTTCTCGTTCAAATACTGAACGATTCCCGATGTGGTTGCTTTTTCTAATACTAATACTCTTTTCATGTTTATAACATCATTATCTTTAATTTCTCATACTCACAATCCCTTGATTCTTCATTGCTGTATATCATCACAAGATTCTTGATAGGATTGTTTTTGAACTGTGCCGCGGAATCCTCTATCGGATTTATTTCAATGATAGGATTGCCGCTTTCGTCAAGTCGTTTTATGAATGCTTCAATAAGACGTTTCTTGATTGTGTACTCTCCATCACGTGTTTGGAATGAATAGAAAAACTTGTGTATGGAAGTCGTTTCTATCAAATCATCTATCTTCTCTTCCAATCCATCCGTGTTCCCTGTTTCAAAGTAATCGTCCAGGGCCTTTACGACCGTTTCGCAATTGAATGAATCAAGTACATCCCTAAGTTTTTCAAGAATCTCAAACGGTTCCATATTCATCCCCTTCCTCCAATATAATATCTCCTTCCGATACCATGTCTTTAGGATAATGGTACGTTTCATTATCCCATCCGTCTATCACTAGGAAGGCATCTTCGGTTGTTCCGATTACTTTCATCACTATTGTCTGTCTTTTCTTCGGGTCCTCCCAATTACTCAAATCGGGTGACACCATTGGTATTCTGATTCTCATTCCTCTATTACGTTTTCGAGTTTGACAATTGATTTTGAATATAGGGAAGGTTCTGGTTCTCCATCGTCCACCACATAAAACTCTTCCGTTTCCCGTATCACCCTAAGTTTCCTTACCTCTTTAGGTTTCCATTTAGGCTGATTGTTATTCTCCAATCTTACTAATATGTATTTCATGACTTTCTTGATTCAATAAACCGCTTTTCATATTCAATCTCTTCTATACTATACAACGGCACCGCATTTGTCACATAAACGTTTGTGAAATGCCGTGGACCAAATTCACTAGGGTTCTGTTTGGGAATTGCTTCTATCATCAAATCGAATCTGAATCTTATAGGATGATGTGTATCTTCGGGATAAGAACCTTTCTGTGACACAAACATCTTTGACAGTTTCCCATAACTGTTTTCATATTCAATAACGTACTGCCATATATCCCTATCGGGTAATTTGTTTATGGGATATCCTGCATATATTCTTCCTATTACACTGTTCATTCCTTATTTCCTTTCATTTCCGTCCTATCTCCAAAATCCCACCTATGGTGACATTCAGAGCAATATAACAATATGTTTGATTTTTCGTATGCAAGTTCGGGATGTGCGCCACGTGACTTTATATGACTGAAAAATATGGCTTTCGGCTCGTTTCCTAGCCATTTCCCACAGTTTTGACAATAGTGTGGACGTTCATTCCATATCTCTCTGAAAACATCTCTAAGGTCATTAAAATCACTTCTTCCAGAAAGTTCCCTTACTCTGTCCTGCTTCCTCTTTCTTGCACAATCCCGGCACAGCCATTTGTTATGATCATATATCAGATAGGAATCGCCACAAGACTTGCACGGACGGACTTCTTTTGTTATTCTTCCCATTCCACACGTTCACTGTTCCCGAAAACGATTTCATTCATTTTCAGAATAATGTTCTCTAAATTGAAAGAAGAAACATAGAACCCTCTCTCGTATGAAAGTTGAAGATCCCTTATCTGCAACCCGTTAAGGGTCACATACTCGCACGGGAACGGTTTTTTCATTATCTCTCCTACTCCAATTGAAAACCCAACAAGACGGTAAAGGAAATAAAGCGTTTCAGGGTCAGCCTGCACACGGAACGTGTATCGCTTTATATCCTTATCGGAAGGAACGGTACACGTATTCATTCTGCAAAATTCTCGTAATGTCATATTGTTCTTTACCACGGCATGTATGCTAGGAATGGCTGCCACAACAAAGTGATCCTCATTATATGAACATACCACATGGGGTAAAGACTGGGCTATATCATATATAATAGAACGATCATCAAGTCTTACATAATTTGTCAAATGAAAAAGAAGAGATTCACATTCGTGGTTCACGCAAAATACCTCTATGTTTCCTACATTAACTTCTCCCATAAAATTAAGTCCGTACAATTCCTCCGCCATTGCAGGAAAATCATCCACGGGATTCACAAGTTTTACCGATTGATTAAATGTTTCCATAACTATAAGTTTTTAATTCGGAAACAAAAATAGGGATTCATTTTGAGAATCCCATAAAAACTAAGCACTTTTTTATAAAAAGACTTTTATGTTTTACAACATCTTTTGGCAGATACTTGCAAGTTCACATCCCCTACAATCCTTTGAATCAAATATATACGGTAAATATTCGGCACATAGAGCGAGCCTTCCCGTTGAACGGAATCTATCTCTAAGTTTCTTGAAATACTCCTTGTTGAACACATTTTCAGATATTTCCCTTATAGGATTGGTCCATCCTCTCTTATATATATCCTTTTGATTGAAGTACCTTATTTTCCTTGCTTCTTCCGTATCGGCAAAATATCTTTGTGCAGCCCTTACTCCTGTAAGGTGTGTAATAGAGGGTAAACTTCCTTTCCTTATCCTATTCCTCTCCAGGAATACCCATGACATGAACTCGAATAAAAGAACCGTGCTGTCAATATTGCACGTTCCCAGAAACTTCTCTATTCTTTCATCTTCCTTGCGTGACCATTCCTTGCTGAATCCCGTGGGGGAACACCATTCAAACAGGTATTCGGTTATCTTCTTGAAATCCTCTATTGAAATCATGCCACAAACTCCTTCTCAAAATTATATGTTGCCCTATTCTTTTTCTTTCCATAAAGTGTATAGTGAACGAATTTAAAGTCATTCAGAACGGAACGGGATATGTATTCCTCCCTATCTATGATATAGCCACCCGATACGTCACATTTAAATACCTTTCGTACCAGAACACGTCTACCGTCTATGATTTTATAGTGTCTGCGCCCGATACATCTTGCATCGGGGAACGTTTCTTTCAGAATACCGTTATCATCCTTGAATACGGTATAAACTTCCTCTTTTCCTGTATAGTAGTTGCGATACTTTAGCTTGAATTTGAACTTGCTTAAACCGAAGAACTTGTCTGCATAGGAATGATTTTCAAGCATTTCAGCAAGTCTTTCCTCCTGTTTACGTTCGTAACGGGATTCAAGTATATCAAGGCTCCTTTCCAAAAAAACCTTTTTCTTTTTCATACGATAGGAAGGAGCACTCAACACTTTCCAATAGTAATCAGTGGAATCCTTTATATCAGACAAGTTTTTGATTTTCAGTAATTTACATAATTTTGTATGACGATTTACAAGTTTGTTTTCCTTACAACTGACACCCTTGCTTTTCTGTAATGCAATGTCGCCCTTACGGGAATCACCTTGCCGTGTCTTTTTATAAATCAATGATAGCATGAATTTTTTAGAAGGAATATTGGTTATCATCTTATTTCCATGAATCTCTCTAAATTTATGTGCGGGATATTTCTCGATTGTCTTATACCATTGGCGAGAATATTGCCTTCCAATTGATTCACGGTAAAATTCACCATCTGCAAACTTCTCCATTTTTTCAAAGAAATACTTTATGATTGAATCAGTTACCCACACAAGACCTTCATTTCTCATTTGTCTTGCTATGGTTTTCGGTGACATGTAGAATCCGGCATACCCCTTGACATTCTTTTCGCTTTTTAGGAAATTATCCCTTCTGAATGTCCACTGATAATAAATCCAATCCATTGTACTGAACTCGCTCGTTCCGCAAATAGCCGTATATCTTACAAAAACCTTATCAATAGGAATATTAACTAATATATGTGCGCTTCTTTTAAACATTTTATCGCACAACCCACGTATTTTCCCAATGTTTATCAGAAAATATACACCTGTTCTTTTGGTTTCCTTACGTTCAATGAAACCGCCATCCAAAAACAATTTGACAGTATCTTTTATAGCACGGTTTCCAAGTTGAGTATATGCTTTGATTGAATCTTCCAGGCAGGAACGATTACCATAGAAGTAATCGCGTGTTAGGTAGTTATTTGAATTTCCTTTGTTACCCTTCCTTGTTGGGTAAGTTAGGAAGAAGTTTGTTACTAAAAAAAATTGATATGTTATATTAATTGATTCTGTTTTCATATTGTTATAACTTAAATTTTTAATATTTGAATACAAAAATAAAAAAAGAGAATGACTTTCGCAAGCGATCCTCTTCCATTATGAAAACAAAATCTAAGTTATTTTTTATATTATCAAAAGATAAAACCAAACTAACATATCTTATCTTTCACTGCAAAGATACGCTGTTTAACCTACGTTTCAAAATAAAACCCATCTTCAAACGAAAACCCTATAATTTTTTAACATACATAACTCGCTGGGTTATATTTGGAGTCATAAGAAAACTGGACGTGTCGGGCGACACGGGAAATTCTTTTTATTCTCCTTTTTCTATTTTTTATTCAGTAGGAGTACCCATCATCCATCCTATACCTTAATTATATTATATGCAATAGGAGTAAGCCCTACCACCAAAAACCGAAGTTCCTATTCCGTCTATACGGAAACAGGTTTAAGGTTCTACCTTCCGTTTTCCTGTAAAACGGTAATGAACTTACACCGTATGAATGTCGCAAGTTTCAGGGCTTGGCACTGAAAATGTCCAGTGCGGACATTGGTGTAAGTTCATACCATTATATAGAGAAAATTGACATTTTGGGTGTTTAAAAATCACCTCCTATTTCACGTACAATTCATTGGTTTTAAATAGGTAATTGCCGAAATAAAAAGCCCGGCACAATCCAATACATGAATCAATGCCGGGCCATGGAAAATGAAAGAAAAGGTGTTATTTAATCATCCCAAGTAATGTTCAGTTCAATCTTTTCTTCGGTTTCCTTTTCAATCTCTCTCCATCTGTGGGGATTTTCGGGAATCTGTTCGGCAACCGTATCGTAATCGGTCTTACATGCTTCCTTGTCAATCTTCCTTTCTATCCACAGGCATACATGAGCATCTGACGGCAAATCACCTATCGTAACAGGATACTCCTCTGTCGCTTCCGAGAAGCTGATGCTGTAAGGACGGGATGATTCATTGGGGATGGATGATGTTATCCATTCGTCCTTTTCATTCTTGTACATCTCGACAGCCCCTATGAAGAACAATCCCTGTACGGGTGCTTCCTTGTTATCGCTGCCATTGGAAAACCATAATGTAACATTCTTCAATTCGGCATCCGAATCATTCACAAGGACAATGGCCCGGAACGTGGATTTACCGTCTTTCATCATATTGAGTGATATATCGGAAAACAGGTTTCCCATCACGTCATTCAATACTTCGGAGGACGATTGATATCCTCCGAGTGATTTTGACGGATTCTGTTGCTCCGCCATACTTTTTTCAGTTGTGGTATAATAGAGTTTCATGTCAACCTCCTATCTTTTGTTCTGTGAAATGAAATTGGCCAATGTCCAGTATTCACGTTGGATTGAATTGTCTATCGTAACAACTCCCGAAGCGTTCTTGACACGTGAAATGAAGAACTGATTATCATCCTTTGCAGGAGCAACCGATGTTTCTTCCTCCCGTATCATGTCGAACTGATAGTGTGAATAGGTGTACAGACCGTTCAACTGATCATCCGTGAACACCTTTCCAAGCGGCAATGTACCCAATACTATCACACGCAGGTTGGTTTCCGCTTCAAACGTGATGTTGGATGTGAGGATAAGGTTGTTTGAATCCACAATCTGCACAATCTCGTATGTGCCCTTGTTCAACGGTTCTGAACCATCATCCTTGACAAACCGTATGGATACGGGTGTCTTGCTCGATTGTCCTCTTACCTTGCCGCTAAAATCGACTGTTCCTGTAACGGCACCCTTCTGATTTATAGACACATATCCGTCCTCAAAGTTACGCTCCACGTATTTTACGGCCAACCAGTAATAGTTGCCGTCACTTGGAATGGATATATTGTCAACAAAGGATTCAAGGTTAATGATGTTTCCTGACGGATCAACCGCCATTCCCGAATTTACCTTCAATGTACCTGTTTGCGAGCCTTTCTCCACCAGGAACGGGTCATTTACCTTAATGCCCGCAGAAGGTAGGTCCGCATCAAATTTTGACGGGTTGTTTGTCACAAGTCCGAATGATGCCGTTGCGGTGAGCAACGCCTTGAACATGGGTGTTCCCATGAGGAATTTTTGGAAGTTTACAAGTTCCTCCTTTTCAAGGAAAATGTTTCTGTTGAAATTGATTCTGTTCATATTCTGATACGTTTTAGTTGTTTATTTCCAAGTTGACGGTATCACAGATAAGTCTGTAAGTGCTGCACAGTTACGGAAGCATCCCACCGCTTCTGTGGGCGCATGACTGCCCTGTATATTGTGTATGTTCCACATCTTGTATTCCGCTCCTTCTATTCTAAGTGTAGGAGAGGGGTTTATATTGTCACCAAATACCGTACATCCCTCAAAAGCGTAATCCCATTTGGTACAGGTCCATATCGGCATACCAAGATAGGAATGATCCTCTACACTGTCGGAAGCGTTGAACATCATGGGATTCTGTTTGAGAATCGTACAGTTACGGAAACAGTAACTCATATCCGTAATATTCGTATTATAGAACGGTGAGCGTGTCCAGTCGTTGTTATCAATGTCACTTCCTCCTATATAGGTAAGGACACTGCATCCCTCAAACCCATGTGCAAACGTTACGGGAAGCGTATCCTTACCTAATATTCCCGTGAATATGTTGTACGGTATGGTAACAATGCCTGTAAGAGAGAATGCGTAATCGGCCGTTCCTGTAACCCCCTGTAACGGTATGATGTTTTCAAGACTGTTCAGTCTGGTACATCCATAGAACGCATAGGAGAAATTGGTTGTGGAACAATCGAATATCTCTACGTTCACAGTTGACACAAGTGACGGGCAACTGTCGAATATATGCGCAAGATTTACGTTTCCCGTGGATGAAATGGTACGTGTCACCATACGGGAAAGTGAAGTACATCCGTAATAACAATAGGAAGCGTCACCCGATATCGCTATATTCATGCTTACCGTACTTTCAACACGGGAAAGGGCAAAGGCCCTTGTAACGATTGAAGGCTTACATCCTGCAAATATATCCACTGCAACGTTGACAAGTGAAAGGCAGCTTTCAAAGACACTTATGCAGAGGGATATTGTTTGTGGAAACGAACCTGTCAGCCCTATTATGTTACATCCGTAGAATGCTTCTGAAAAATCGGAAGCTGTCACATCCTGGAACACGTCACTAAGGTTTACGGTAGAAGCCATCCCTGATTCACGGAATATACGCTTGCATGAGGTTGCAAACCCAAGGTTTCCTGCCGGATAGCCTGTAAGGGCCGTACATCCCATATACATTTCTTCCGCAGTACCACGGATATTGAAACGGTTCCACTTCTGTTGGCCCATAAGTGCGGTGCAATCCTTGAATCCGCCTTTCTCCATGACAGTAGACTTGGATAAAAACCATGATACAACACGAAGAAGTGAGGATTTGAACAATGCGTTCGCATAAAAATCAGATGACCAGTAAAGAACGTTGTCCGTATTGTTGTAATTGAAAACAATACGGTATACACCGTTCTCTGCATAGTCATGGTATGATATGGCTGATGTTGTTGACCCATCACCCCATTTTACCCTTAACGCTCCCGATGTTCCCGAAAAATTGTCACGAATAGGAAGTGTGATACGTCCGGGCTGCAACAACTGTATATCAATGGAACAACAGTCCTGGAATGTCACCGTCTGTTCCACTGCATCGCCGGAGCCGACGGTTATGTTGAACGTTTCGTCAAGGAAACTGTCTTGCGATACAATGAACGTATATGTACCCTCATCAACGCTCAACGTGGTACGTCCTGCACTGTCCGTTACACCATGAATATCTCCCGATGTAACGGAAGCACCCGATACAGGCTGCCCGAGAGTATCATTGACGGTAACAAGGATGTTTGCCTTCAATTTGTACATGATAAGGTTGAGATAAGCGTTCTGATTGAATATGACAACCTCTCCCGAAAGCGATTCATAACCGTTGGTAAAGCATTTGTATTCATAATTGCCGTTCTTTAATCCTTCAATTACCGCAGTACCGTCCTCACCTGTTATGGCACTGAAACTTCCTATCTGACACGAAACATTCTTCATTGCATTTCCCGACGGGTCCTTGATATTGAAGAATGTGGAATAGGTTATCTCACCCATGTAAACCTCTTTTGTCATTTTCATCTCGTTTACAAGGATAGTGCCCTGTGCATTCTTGTACGGAGGAAGTTTTGTAATTACATAACTTAAAGATTGTCCTTGTACGACATTCAGGAACGTAGCTTCTCCCGATGAATTAGTGTTCTGAACCTCATTGTTGAACAATACAACGGCATTGGCGATGAAGTCTGATGTATCAATATCCTTTACAACGAATTTTACGGTGGATGTAAGACGGATAAGGTTCACGTTGACCTGTTGTGGGGTCACAACGGTTATCGTTCCCGAATAAGGCTCAAAATAGTCTGCAACCACACGATAGGTATATTGCCCTGCTTCACGCTTTATCATGGCATTACCCGATGAATTGGTGATGGCAACAAGTTCTTCTTCTATGTATATCTGTGCATTGGATATGGATGCTCCCGATGAATATACGTTGAATGTAATGTCATAGGTAGGAGCAACGGAGAGTTTCATTTGTACGGTAAGATCCGTTCCATCCTTTGATACGGTCACAACTCCCGATTTGTCGTCATAGTCAGGTGCTGTAACAACATAGTTGTATTGCTTGGGTGGAAGTGTCCATATCCCTGCAACACCCTCTACATTGGTTGATTTGGTTTCATTGTTGACTGTAACGGTTGCATTGGGAATGGCAATATTGTTTTCGTTTACCACCTTGACAGTAAGATCACCTGTTATCATGGTAAGTTCGATATTCTGCTGTACATTGGCATTTGTAACGGTTATCATTCCGTCCTGTCCTGTAAATCCTTCCGCAGATACCGAATATTCATATTCTCCTGCACGTTTGTTGAATATAACCTGCCCGTTGGTATTCGTTACAAGTTCCTGTGAATCAAGTATTACGGAAGCACCTCTTAACGGCTGTCCTGCTGAACGTACCACGAATGTGACATCATAGGTAACGAACATCATGTCAACCGTTTCAAGCGTATCTTTCTTGTTTACGGTAGTGAATCCCTGTTTTTTGTACATTCCCGGAGCGGTAATGGTCCAGTTGTATGTTGCAGATGGACGAACGAATACGGCATCCCCCTTATCATCCGTTACTTTTGTTTCCGTTCCTACCATGATGGATGCACCTACAACGGGATTCACGCCATTCACGACATGGAATGAAAGGTTGTACATTTTAGGCTGTATGGCAATCGTCTTGGAAGTATCGGCATTATTGACGGTAACCTGTCCTGTTTCGTCAATGAAATCATCCTTGGAAACGGTGTAGTTGTATGTACCGTTTATTTCTGAGAACGTAACCTGCCCTTGCTTGTTTGTACTAAGCGTTACGTTATTGAATGTGACAAAGGCATTTTCAAGCGGAAGGTCATTGTAGGTTACATTGAATGTAACGTTGTATTTGGGAACCTTCTGCATGTTAACATCAATGACCGCATTGTCCTGTATGGTAAACTCGGCTCTTTGGGTTATGTATCCCGATTTGGATATGACATAGGAATATGTGCCGGGCTTCATTACAAATCCTGTTGCAACACCCGTTACATTGGTTGTTCCTGTCTGATCCACATTCTCCACATTCACAACAACGGTGGCACCCACAACAGGTTCAACGCCATCACGCACACGGAATGAAACGTTCTTGTATGGAACTTCCTCCATTTGTACGTTTTCCAACGTGTCGGCCTGTACATTGATATTCTTCTCCAAATCATAGTAACCGTCTGCCGATACCTTGTAGGAGTAATTGCCCTTGAATACATTGAAAAATGCGATACCTCTTGCACTTGTTATCTGTGTCTGATTGTTCATGGTGATGGCAGCACCCTGTAACGGGACATCATCAACACCCGTTACCTGGAATGTCACCGTCCATTGGAATGAATCGCCCAATATCTGAACGTACTGTACCGTGTCCTGATTGACATTAAGAACGGAGTTATAGGGCTGGAACTGTTCTTCCTTGGCTGTTACCGTATATACGAACTCACCTTTGGGAAGTTGTACAACACACTCACCGTTTACATCCGTCTTGAATGACTGACCGAATATGTCTATCGTGGCATCCTGTAAGTAGATGTACTTGGTTGAGAATACCTTGAAACAGATATTGTAGACCTTCTCTCCTTCATAGAACGGGATTATCTCACTTCCTAATACGTTCTTGTACGATACAAGGAAGTTCTTGGTATATTCGTCAAGAGAATCCTTTGACTGATAGGAGTTGTTCTTGAAATAAGTCGCTATGATATTTTTTTCACCAAAATACCCCTGTGAGAAAGGAAGATATAATGGCTTTACCTTGAAATCATACAGATATACATAGGTGTCGTCAACGGATGAACGTTCCTGGATAATCTGTACGGCTATGTATCTTACATCCGACGGAAGCGACAGTGCCCTTCCCGAAGGGAACGTAAGTGCAGGAGCGTTGTAATATCTTTCGTTTGTAGAGAAAAGGATTCCACGTATATAATAATACATGTTGTCATTGGGAAGTTCAAGGTATTCATCCGTATGGAACATATTGCTTCCCTGTGCGGCCCATCCACCGTTTTCCATGACCTGCATCTCGAACGTCTGTGTCTTGTCCTCATTATACCCCACAACACCGAATTTGACAAGTGACGGTGCATCGGAAGCCTTTTTCAGAAAGAAACTTATTTCGTAGGAAAGGTTCGGGTCAACCACAATCAGTTTGGACGGGTCCTGTGTTCCGTCTATGCCGACAGGCTGCTGCCCTGTAAATGTGATACCGTTTACAATATCATCGTTCCCGTCACGGTCCTGTACAGGATATACGAAGCTGCTTCCAAGAAGCGGATATTTGGATATATCTACAATATCCTTTGTGAACTCGTATGCCTTGATGACGTTTGCGACAAGCTGCGTTTTCTCCCATGTAGGAGAGGACCATCCAAGACACCATCCCGTGTTTTCGGGCTGCAATAAAGCGAATATGAACTCGTCCTTGTCGGAATATCGTATAAGACGCAGGAACTCACCGAGAATATCGCCCGACATGCCGACAATATCGAGTTTGCCACGCTTGGCATATTCTTCCAGGTAGTTGTTGAACAGGTATTCCATCTGTTCCTGTGAATCGACAAGATTGGTAACAAGACCCTTGTTATTGATAAACGCTTCAAACAGGATCTTGTTCGTGCCAATCTCATTGAATTGCCGTGCATATATGGTTATGAAGGCAAACATTTTCGCCACGGTAAACCATAATGCGCGGAAATCCTCATTATCCTTTTTACGTATGAAAGCCGGAAGAATGTTGGCATTCTCCAGCTTGTCATATACGTTCTCCGCCCATCCAAGTACACGTGAATCATCCGATTCAAAAAATTGCTTGAATATGGTGGTGTCATAAATGTTACCGCCATCCCCCAGGAAATAGGGGCCACAGTCATTGATTCTGATTAATTTTTTATTCTTATCTTCCATTGCGCAATTAGAGATAAAATATCTTTCTATTGCTCAAAGATAAGAAAATACCCTCATTTTTACAGGGATGCAATCAGTTCTTCTTTGGTAGCGTAGGACTCATCTTCTGTTATCGGTATTCTGCCCTTATCCCGGTCTATGTAATATTTGATATCCGTTGATTCCTTTCCTATCCATACGGATACCGAACGGACGGACGAGTTGCATACCTTGTTGTCGTACATAAAGTAGATGGTATCGCCAATGTTGAATTTTGTCTTAACTTCCATAACGTGTTTTTATTTTAAAGATAATGAATTATTCTATGGTAAATCCTGCCGAACGAAGGATATTGAAGAATTCGTCCATTGTTATCATTATCGCATCTTGTTGCGTGAGTTTATGTCTATCATCCACTGATACAAGAACAGTGTCATCTGCTATTTCAAGGGTGGGAATAGCAAAATGTCCGCAATAGTCCTTTATATCAAGTATATCCATGATCTTCATGAAACTGAAACATTTGAGATTGGAAATCGCCTTTTGCATTTCCTTTCCTGCTTTCGTTCTCTTGTTGGGAATGAATATTTCGGGATGGTTGGGATCACGTTTCCACACTTTCATATCCACCTCTTCGGGATTCTCAAACTTGAATCCGAAGTATCGTGGAATTCTACTGAAAGAATTGTCACGATGGCCCGAATAGATATCCCATTTGTAGGGTATGAGTTTTGCAAGTGTCACTTGATTCTGTTTATGTGCTTCAAGTTCCATTGTTCTTTGTTCATACAGTTTCTTGTACAAATCACTTTCCTTGTCGGTTATCTTGTAGTAAATCATAAATTAAAAACTTTGGTATAATTCAAGATTGTTGAAAACATAACACTCCTTATCCTTGACTTGCGGATACATGTAAGAGGGAATATTCGCTATCTTACGGGCATTACCCCAGTACGATGTCCAGTCCTTCACGTCAAACAGAAGTTGCGGGGTATCATAAAATAGGTTTAGTTCCCCTGTTGTTTGTACACCTTCATCCCATTTGCCTTCGTCACGGGCGATATATAATTTTAAATTGTTCATAAATTTACTCGCAAGGAATTACGCCTTGCATTCGTTTTTCAGTTAATATACTTTTCCTTTTGTCCATCAAGTTTCCTATTCTCTCCTAACGCTTAGTCTAATCAACCTGGGCTTTTAGCCTAATGGGTAGCTGATATCTTTTTTGATTTACGCTAATTCAATTATAGCCTTCTTTAAATTAACAAATAAAGGTATTGCTGACATGCCCCCATTGTAATCCAACTGTCTTAAAGAGGGGACAACCTCTCCGTTATCATCAATCTCATAATCTGCAATATAGGCTAGCTTCTTCGCTTCTGGAACCAATATCCTTTCATTGTTCCTTTCATGAGCCGGGACCGTTATACAGACTTTGCTTCCAATAGGGAATACTTGGTTGGATTCAATGTATTCCTTTTCCAACTGTTCTTTTTCTCCATTCAATTCTTTTAGCTTTAAATCAATGGCGTATCTTTTGCCTAAAAATTCTTCCTTATTCATCTTTTTTGTCATTCTAATTGATTCTAACGTACTTACCTGCAATATCACAGTTTCTCAATATTTCTGCATTATCCTCACCAAAAGCGATGAGAATACTGCCACAGCCAGGAGAATCCCCACGAGTTCCGTCGGGACGGAAGAATCTGATTCGGTTACGCAAGAATTTCATTGCCGTTGCCTTCTCGAATATCACATCCTGAAACATTTTTGAATCACAACGATTGAAAAGTAAAGCAATGCCGTTTCCATGTTCTGCCATCCGTTTAACGAAACATTCTATAAGAGGACGGGAATAAGGTGGGTTCAACCAAACACGTCCTTTCCATTCCTGTTTTAATCCATCGTCATTTTTGTTGTACATGACACTTGCTGTTTTATAGAAGGGGGCTACCGGAGCACATGGATCTAAATCAAATTCACCCAATGCGTCTATAATTTCTTTCGGTGTGTACCATTCATCGGTACTATTAGCCGATTTTTCAAAAGTTGTATTCATTTCTTCCCTGTTTTGAGCGTTATTTATTTCTCTTTTAACGAAACATTTCTATTACCACTTTATTTTCCGAGTTTCCATCATCAGGATGTACATCAGTAAAATCAATGACAGAAAAATCATATAGATCAGGAATGTATTCAGTTTGATAATCTCCTGTATTCATTACGATATTTATTTCAGCATCCTTATTGACAACTAACATTAGTTCGTCAATCATGTCTTGGACAGTAACTATTCTTTTCATTTTTCGTCATTTCTATGGGTTTTACAAGGCCGCCCAAGGCTCATTCTATATTAGCTTTAATGCTTCCTGTAAACCTGCTTCCAGTGCTTCTTCGTAGGTGACATATACTTTATAGCCATTCCCTTTGTTTATTTCGTTCTCCATCCAGTCGCTTTCTTCTGTTGGAACATTGAAATCACAAAAAGAAAGCGTCCATCTTTTTCCAATAACAGGTTCTACATATACATACACACCTCTTATTTCACGTAGCCACTTTTGTGCAACGGATTGAGTGGGACGACTATAACACAATTTTGGCAAATTCTTATTTGTTCGGAACACAGATTGCATTATCCGATTATCGTCTTCTTTAATAATATCTTTACAATACTCATTGAACCCTTTCTCTTTCAGCAACTTCGCAGTTTCTAATGTTACAAGTTCTTCGGTCATAGTTGTTCCTCCTTTGTTTTAAAATGTTCAATCAATTCGTCTATGGTAGCTTTGTGATAACGTCCTGAAATAATAGTTGCATTATCCCAATTTTCATCCCAAAAGAACATAATGCCTTTTGGTTCTGTGAAATAATGATCGTTACCAATAGAATCGTCATAAGAAACGCTAAGAATGGAATCTGTTATAAACCACTGCATGTAGTTACTATCATCCCTTAATGCAGCGATAGCCAGGAAAAGTTCTTCATTCGTTCCGCAATCAATAAATTTCCCACATAAAGCACTATGTTTGTCAAAAGGGATGTCAAAAGAATCCGCAATCACATAATTAGGAGTATCAAATCCTTTTATTGGATATTGATAAGCCCATATTATACTACAATCAACTGTCCATTCAGGATAGTCTTTGGAATAACCCAACTCTTCCATCTTCTTCCGAAGTTCCTGTGTGTTTTTGCGTATGAAGCACGGTGTTGTAAATCCCATAGTTATTCCTCCTTATCTATCTTAATATCAGTTACTTTACCACGACAGACAAAGCACTGGTCCATGTTTGGGTTTTCATAAGCTATATCGCAAATGATTTCTGAACTATCATCGCACTCATTTTGTAATGAGCACTCATCACATATTCCAACGCACAATTCATGCAGCATCCCGTCTATTATTATTCCGTTCTTTACTTCCATATTAATCTCCTTTTTCTTTAATCCGTTCAAGTACATCCCTGTTGGATTCGAGTATTTCATCGAAAGAGGGGATTGGAAACCATGCTTTTATTACGCCTTCATCGTAGAACAGGTGAGGATATTCTTCGATTTCTGCAAACTTATTCCATTTTTTAAAGAAATAAACTTTCTCAACAACAGCACCATCAGTAACAAAGTAATATCCACTCTCTTCTGGCAGCCGTTCATTAACACTTATCCACGGTGATTGTTTTGACTGCCATTCGGCACCACATTGAAAATCTTCCATACTATCAGCATGACGTGAAACGTAGGTCTCCGCGTCAACTTCTTTCAGAACGTCTTTTCTGAACTTCGTTTTATTAGTAGCATAATCGTATGCTGTTTCTTCTACTGTCTGTTTCATATTAAAATACTATTTTAAAATCTTTACCTTTCAACGTAGGAAGCCTGTCGGTAACAAACTTTTCTAGTTCCTCTTCGTCTATCGGGAACAACGGGCAGTATTGATATCTGAACGTATGTACAAACCGCCCGTCAAGCATAACATCAAAAACCAGTGTTTTCATAATTTATTTGCATTCGTTTTTCAATTAATATACTTTTTCTTGTAGCCATCAACCGCAAATGCTTACAATTGATAGAGCCTTTGTTCACTTTAGTTCCGTTCAATTTCCTAATATCAAAGAAACCACTATCTCTTCTTCCAAATATGTAATACAAATCATTTTGATATTCAACCAAGTCAAACAATCTGAATCCCTTTACTAAGAACGGTGCTTGATTGAGCTTCTTTCTGCCACCTTTCAAGAAATTAGCCTTGTGTATTTGCCTGTTTTGGCAACGCACCTTCTTCTGATAGAAATAATATCCAAGAGGTTTAGCCACAGGATTATCACTAATACACCTTGCATCAACATAATGCTCTTTAGGGAGATTATTAGTGATACGTGTATTCTTCGTGATATAACCAAAAGTCATGCTTACATTAGGATAGATATTCTTCAACTTCTCATAAAAACTCCATCGCATAATCCCCATAAATGCGGCATCTCTAAAAGACTTTCCACGCTTTACATTTAATTCAAACTCACCTCTATGATATGCCTTATGACAAGTTTCGCAAAGGGTAATCAAGTTGTTTGGACTATCCCCTCCAGTCTTTCTGCTCTCTATGTGATGCACATTCAAGACTTTATCTTTACTCTTACCCTTACAATGTTGGCAAGTATGATTATCTCTAAATAACACATATTCACGTACATTGAAGAAATCAAGTTGTTCTCCTTGTTGGTATTCACTGCCGGATATACTTGGATTATTAATCTTCTGTATATCAAAAGCAGCTGTTTCAACTACGATATTAGTTATTGGCAGGAACTTATGTATCTTCTCAACAACAGTCAAATGAGTTTGGATTTTGTTTTCAACAGATGGTGCTAGCCAACCCTTACGCTTGGAAGATACCCTGTTATTGAAACGAGCCTTGCGATAACGAAGTCTACTCCTACGAGTTCTTCTTAATTCCCTACGAGTAGATAGCTTATCCACAATATCGTTTCTCAATTCCACATCTGCTGCATACAATTCCTTCTCACTTGTTATTGCTGAAATGCCGATATGCTTGCTACCAGCATCTACACCCAAACTTACAGGCTGCGTATAATCTGTTGTGTCATAATCCAATTGAATTGTGAACGGAATACGGCACACAACATGGGCTAGACTGTTTTTTAACAGCCTTCTCACCTTACCAAACCTTTCGGTTGGCATAAGTGCCTGTCCTTGTTTATTAATTACGTAAACCATTTACTATAAGTCGGATTTCTCCGTTAAATGCTCATCGACAATGTTATGGAGAGGTTTCCCGTCAGTAACACTATTCCTACCCCACAGAATTGTTTAATCACTGACCTTAGAGCAAGGGGCTTGAGCAAACACCTCTTGGTAACTATATATTCTCTCCTAACGTAGCACCCGAAGTGCTTAGTCTAATCAACTTGGACTTTTCAAGCCCTCAAACTAAAGACTTGTGAGTAGTTGATAGCTTGTTCACTTTTGTCCATAAACTAAACTCGGTATAGAGATATTCCCATTTATCTCTGTAACGGTATTTGTCGTTTGGGTATTGGCAACGGACACAGTAATCCGTCTTATATAATACTTCATATATCACACCCCTGTGTTCAAACAGTTCGTGACTGTCAAGAGTTCCTACTTCCACCTTATTCATAACCGTAAACAAAAAATTGTGTAAATAATTACAAATATGAAGTAGGCTAATGTTAAAATTGCCGCCCCACAAAACTTATCAAAATCCCTTTTTAAACCATATATGAATGTGGTTAATACAAGGGTGATAAACATAAAGTATATTGCAAAGCTGATTCCGTAAAATGTGTTCATATTTTATTCTTTTTATAATGTTTACAATACTTAGGTATTTTCCTAGCCGTTATTCTCTTCCGTAAAGCCATGCAATACATAAACGGAGAATACCTTGATAGTGAATACATTCACCATAATGTGCTCCTAAATTCATTATTTTTGTCATAACAATTACTCCTTTACCAGTTCTATCGTAGGGCATTCATAAGACCAAACATATAAGCCCATCTCCGACATGGTTCCATCTTTCTTCACCTTGTTAAACAATGGTTCAATATTGTCAGAAAAATCAATACTATAATCCTTGACATAGGCATATTGTTTTGATTTATTAGTAGTAATACACACCTTGCTTCCGATAGGATACTTCACATTGGATTCAATGTACTCCTTCTTTAATTTTATCATTTCGTTCTTCAATTCATTTATTTTTGAATTGATAATTTCTTTCTTTGCTTTAAATTCTTCTTTAGTCATTTTTTATTTAGTTTTTCAATCAAATTACTGCAAAGATCTAACCATTCTTCTTTGAATACTAACGGCCAACCGAATATGATAATTGCAAGAATTATTGAAGCTATCAACCATAGAACCCACATCAAAAACACAATTATATTATTCATATTTTATACGTTTTGATAGTTATTTATCTACGGTTGATTTTACAATTATCTTATTATCGGATGATGGCATTACAATCACATTTCTGGCATCTGTGCTAATTTTTAAAATAGGATTAAAGTCAAAGTCAGTAGTGGCTACTATAATCATATCTCCAAAAACATATCTTTTATCTTGTTCTATCTCATTCATATATGTTCTGTTTTGAATTTCTCATTTATTTCCTTTTCTGCCGCCTTAACCCCTTTCTTGAATCCCTCCACAAAGCTGTCAAAGCAAGTTCTGTTTATTTCCGGAGTGCAGCTTCTCAAAAGCGGGCAAATCGAACATCTTTGGCTAAGTCCGGCTGACTTCTTGGCTATTTTCGTTACGTTTTTCATAGGCTTTACACTCTTCACAATGCAGTTTGTAAGCATGGGCAAACATTCCTAGAGTAATAGGCTCAAAGTGAAAATCCGCTTGTTTCCCTTCTATAATAACAGAAACACATAATTGTCCATCACAAAAGTCAATATATGCTTCGCCACCTCCATTTCCTTTAATGGAAAGTGTTTGTGTCTGTACACTATTCATTATTCACCTCCTTGGTTTTTATTTTCTCTCTTAAATCCATATCACTCGACTTTATATCCTAATGATTCGAGATAGGAAATTATCTCGTTCTGTTCCATTCTTGACAGGATATATTGTCCGCCACATTCAGAAATCACCTCATTTACCAGATCGTTCTTATCGGCATTTATACATACATAAAGTCTGTCGTGAATAGCAGATGCAACGTTCACGTGGCCAGCCAAAACACTTATATTTACTGTATCCATATTTAAATTATTTAAAGTTTTATGGTACAAATATAAAGTTTTATTTTAAGATTACAAACAAACATCATCCAAAATTTAAAGATTTAACATTTGTTCGGCATTTATTTCGTCACTTGCATCCCATTATCTGTATCAAATGGCGTTTACCGTAAGGCATCCTATCAACAAGAAAAAGGATTTTCTTGTCCAGGAAACAGGAAATGTATTTGGTAGTGTAACCAACCATCATGCTGTTGTGATCAATGAGAAGATTGTAAGTTTTGGAACGTATTATTCAAAGGTTACTGCATGGGATGGGACATTAGACGGAAGCAGATTCATGACCGTATGGGATGTTAAATTTGCTGAACCGACTAATACACAAGATTAAATAAGAAGTAGCCCTATCGGTTTTTGATTTTCCGATAGGGTTATAATCCTTCCTAAAACTTTATGATGAACTCTGTCATCAGATCGGCACCTGAATCCCTGTTTACGGCACTTTGTTTCAGATACATGTTGTTTACAACGGATAGTGTATGGTTAATGACAACGGCATGCTTTTCGGGTACGCTGAACTGTTCTATAAGCCTTTTCTTTGTATCATCGTTCACGATTTTGCTTGAATCCACATCTCCGTTGGGGTTGCTTGCGGAAACAAAGGAAGCAGGCCTTCGTGACGTGAATCCCATGCAGGCAACAGGTTTCCCTATGATCTTGTTCCTCATTGCATCCGTCCATCCTATCATATTGAGGTTGCTAATTACCTTATATGTTCCACCTGAAACCTTTTGTACGGCTATTATTCCGTCAAGGGTACAGTAATTGGATGATGAGTACACGATAATTTCTCCACCTTCCGGATTTTTTGCCAAACCAATCCTTTGTGAATTGTTAAGGTTTATCATATATATCAGGATTTTCGAGAAATCGCTGTTTGCCTGAACCCTCCATACGGACTTGAAATTCCCGTAACCCGATAGAAGGGTGTTCCATGGTGACTGTGACGACAGATCGGTCACACCCATGCTTCCTATCTGCCATACCGAGTAATTGTTGATATACACATCCTTCTTGAATTCGGTAAGGGTAAGGAACAGGTAGAAGTTCGGTTTGTTGCCTGTGAAGTTGTGTGCAAATATATAATTGTTGTACACGTTTCCGCTTACCAGTGTTCCCGTATTATAATACTCTATGTAATCGTTGCAATCCGATGTGATGTACTGATTCAGGGTTGTCATGGTATTATCCGGCTGAAACGGATGGCACAACTGCAATCCTAACAGGGCATTCGCTCCGCTTCCCGTAATTCCCGATACGGGTTTTGTTAATGTGACATAAATATCGTAGAGATTGTTGAAAAAATACTGATGGATGTACATCCCGGATACAGTCTGTGTCTTTAGTATATTGTAGAATATGACCGACTGGAACATATCCCTGTTTCTGATTACGCTTTCCAGAAACGAATAATCCTTTTTATTATACATGATGGCTTCCGCTATGAAAAGGGATGTGTTGGTGAAATAATTGCATGGTGACATATAAAATTTGTATGATGATGTCAGAGCCTTTCCAAACCTGTACACATTACTTGAAGCTACAATGGAGTTAGTACCAGTGTCCATATAATTCATCGTTTGAAAATAACCGTAGGCAACATAAAATCCAGCAAACATATTACTGTTATATTCCGCTATGAAATAATATTCATAGGCAAACACATAACCACTACGGTCCGTAGCGGTTGTAGTAAAAAAGTTTTGGTACATTACTCCTGCATGGTATGCAGGCCATGCAGTATGGTCGATGTCACCTTGCATGGTAATACTGTTATTTCTTGTTGCAAAAATAAAATAGGACGGATTGGTATGGTAATATATATGAAACCCAAAAATGCTGGTAAAGGAATGTGATGTATTGTCACTATAAGAAACGGCTGTATATATGAAGGTAGTCAGGTTCCATGAACACATCATGTTCACACTATTCCCTGCCACTATCACCTGCGGACGTGTTATTGGGGAACCTGTCGGATTATAATAAAGGGTGAATATGTTTGGATCAAAAGCAAGCTGTGAAGACAATTCATATAGATTGTAAAGCCATGCGGAAGAACTTCCCGAACCGAATTTTGATATCATCAGATAGGCGAAGATAAGGCATGGAGTAGGATTGTAGGCGGCTGATGCCTGTGTTCCGAAAGGAGCAGGCCCGATTGCGCATATATTTCGTCTGTATATGTCCTGGACTGGGTAAACGGATGTATACTCACTTAAGGATGATAAACCCGTAGCCCAAATGCTGTCGGTTTTAAACCTCCTCTCCTCCACCCAGGGTGTTCCGTCACCGATGCGGTCTACGGAGAGGGTGACAGCGTATGTGCCGCCGGAGGGGATGCTTGTAGGTAAGGTGAAGCTGCCTGTCGAATCGAACCATCCCATGGTCGCATAATTGTAATTGAATTTCCATGTTACGGTCGATCCTTGCTTCAATCGTTTCGCATTGTAGATGGCCGAACCTGAAGCGTCTGTTGTAAGATTTATGGTTCCTATTGACGCACCGTTCTCGTCCGTACCCGTTATCTGGACGGCAACGCCCGCAGGGGCTGTCGCGTTCTGTGCCGTGTCACGGAATGTCATTTTCACAAACATACCCTGTCTGGCAAGCGTTATTTCCTGATAACGTGATGTCCACAATCCGACAGCACCCTTGGAAGCGGACAGGTACCCGGATTTGGAAACAGACCATGACACGTTTCCGGGAAGCATCTTTCCCCAGCACTCACCGTTGTCCGCCAATGAGCCTGTGGTCTGTGTCTGATATCCCATGGAGTATGTGGCAACACCTGTCGCACCCGAAAGGATACCGCTATTGGAACCGTCGATGCACTTCAAATGGTTGTACGGGTATGTTCCACCGTTGGCGTTTATCGTTCCCGGATTGATGTTCCATGTGTATGCTGCCGTGTCAGATGTGGTAGGATTGTAACCCCATACGCCCGTATTGTTGTTTTCGGTGAACGGTGATACGGAACCCTTTCTTATGTATGTTCCTACCGTGCCGTTTGTCAGGTCAAGATCCATCCATCCCGTGTTCTGTCCGCTGCCGGAAAGGGAATTGGTAAGGACGAACACATATCTTCCTCCCAGTGTCCACCATCCCGGAATAGAGCACTGTCCGAAATTACCCATATTGACAATGCTGTTCGCTTCCGAAGCGTTCAGGGCGAATCCCTGCGTCTTGTAACATACGGTATGGACGATTGCGATATAGCCGCCTGTCGTAAGGTTCGCCTTTATCCAGTTCACCCATGTGGCCGTGTCACGTGTTTCATGATAGGTGACTGAACCGTCCGACACCTTCACCCTTAACGTACAGATAAGTCGGTTTCCCGATGTGATTCCACCCGGAGTATGGCTGAATTTCTGTGTTCCGTTCCACCATACGGTACTTATTGCCGAACCGTTGTTCCATCCGTTCTGTATGGTGAACCGTATTTCCTGATAATTTTGGGAAGTGATTCCTCCCGCAGTGAAAGCTGTTGACCACGGTTTTATGCGGCTTATGTAATGTAATCCCTGATAATAGGTGGCTGTGAACTGTGCTGAACCGTTTGTATTACTGTTGAACAATATCTTATGGTTTTCACAACACATCATTTCTACGGCCGTGTTCGTAATGTTCTTCCCTCCTACCTGTACGGTAACGGTCTTATTGAACGATATGCGCTTCATGTTGATTGTGAGTGCTGTCGCATTTTCTCCAAGAGTTCCGCTTGCAGCCGTGAAATTGGTGGCTGATGTATTTACCGTATAAGGAGATGTCTTGTAGACGTTCAGCACAACCTGCCCGCTCGCGTTTGTCGTTCCCGAATAGGTAACGGTGTTTTTTCTTGTTGAGGTAAGTTTTACCGTCGCACCGTTTATACTCTGAACCCAATCCGTCCATGTACCGTCCTTGACGGTTATTGTCACGTTGTATTTGACGGGTTCCATTGCGACACCAAGATTTCCCGATGTTTGGGATATGGCTGTTGCCTTATTGTTGTAATCGGCACGTGATGCGGTTGCAGAAATCTGTCTTGCTCCTACATATACATCCACATAATTGTTACCGCTACTGTTATATGTCTGTGTGGCGGTTGCGCCTGTTGCCGATACCGTAACGCCTGTAACATTCTGACCGAATATGCTGTTGGTGAACGTAAGACGTACTTTCTTGCTTATCGTAAACTTCAATGTGGCGGATGAACCTGTATTTGCAGGTGTCCATGACTGTGTACCGTTGGAATAGTTACCCGAATAGGGTATCTGTATGGAGAACGCAAGTCCTACATATCCCTGTATGGTCAATACACCGCTTCCGTTTGCCGTATATTGCTTGGTTGCACCGTTCTGTGTCACATTGAACGAACCTAGGCCTCCAAGCAACTGCCCGTTTGTCTGATCACCGAATCCCGGAACAATCTCACGAACCGTAACGTTGAATGTCGCCTGCTGGTATGCAACCGAAAGGGTAATTGACATGGAAGTAGTTCTACTTGGCATATTACCCGAAGCGGAAGTAAATATATTGTTTCCTCCTGCCTTGACCACATAATTACCACCCGAAAGAGGAACGTTAGGTACGGTCCATACTCCCGATGCGTTTGTTGTTCCTGAAAATGATACAGTAACACCATTCAATGTCTGTGACATGCTTGTAGGACAGGAAGCCGCCTTTCCGCCCGTTGTGGAGTTGTTTACGGTTATGGTGGCCGTACCCGTCTTTCTTGTAAGAAGAACCTTGTAATTCTCTCCTATTGCATGATAGGTGTGTGCAGGGATGCTTCCTGTCCATATTTCTGCCGAATCGGGAAGTTCAAATGTAACAGGAACCTCCAGTGATGCGGTGAAGAACACTTTTCCCTGTTCGTTGATCACGCCGGAAAAAAGCTGTTTCCCTGCTTGTGTGACAGTAACGGCAAGTCCTGGCTGTATCTTACCGTTTGTCTGATCACCGAATCCCGGGATTTTTGTCCATATTTCCAGTGACACCTGCCCTGTATTATATACAACCTGTATGTTAAGGTCATTGGATGTTGCTCCGCCACCGATGGGGATTACGGTTGTTCCCGACACACTGTCATACGTAACATTCTCACTTGCCGTCCAGTTGTAAGGTCCGGAAGGAACATTCTGTATGGTGACGGTGCCGTCCGTTCCTGTACGTACATCGAACTTGATGGATGAATTAAGCTGGTGCGTGAGGATAACATGACAATCGTCTGCCTTGTCACCCGTATTCTTTTCCGTTACAATAATCTTCTGCGTGTACACCTTGGATATAAGGGTATATGAATAGGATTCTCCTACTGCACCGAACGTATGCGAGAATGTCGGATTGGTGGCGATAAGGTTGTTGTTGTTCTTATACGTGAAGTTGACGGGCAATCCGATAACAACGCTGATGGTGGCGTTTCCGCTTGCATCAGTCGTAAATGTCTTTGCTTCACCATCCCCCTGCTGGAACGAGAACGAACCACCGTTGAGATTGACAACAAGTCCTTCCCTGTACTGCCATTTCATATTGACCGTCACATCGCCCGTATTGTATGTTACCGAGTTTGTCCATGTTGCAAGAGGCGATTCCACACCATTCACGGGAAACGATACCTCACCTGTTTTCTGTTCATATACGGCATTCCCGCCAAGTGTATAAGTATAATCTCCGTAATATACATTAGGAATGGTTACAGTACCATTGCTGCCCGTTGTTGCCGTATATTTGATGCCGGGATTCCATTTGGAAACAATAGTTATGGGACAGTTTGCCGCAATACCTCCTGTAATCGATTCCGTAAGTTTTACAGGAATGTTATATTGCTTGGCCGTGAAATCCAATTTTATCCTTTCCACATCTTCTTCTCCTATATGATCATATGGATTGAACACGTTGGGAGTGTTGGTGAAGTATTTTAGTTCACCCGTCAGACGCATTTCATTGGGAGATAGCCATATATCCTTAGGAAGTGTTGCCGTTGCTGCCGATTGTTTGAGTGCAGCGTTGGATGTGTCAAGTTCCACCGTAAGGTTCTGTACTGTATTGATGGCCTGTGACGGGTATATCACGTTGTTGTATGCTATGGCATGGGATATAAGCGGTGTTGTTACTATTTGCAAATTTCCTCCCGTCAATTCATTAGGAAGGACTACATGTGCTATTTCCGCATAGAATATGTTGTAGTTCTCCTTGAACTGGAACTTGTATCTTACCCCTGCGAACGTGTCGAACGAAATCTGACCCTGTGCGTTCACCTTCTGATTGGAAAGAAGCAACTGGTTGTCCGCATAGATGTCGAACGGTATATTCGCCGGAAGCGGTGATTCCACTTGCGGTGCGATTCCGTCACGGACCGCATATCTGCGTACCAGCGTCCACCCCTTATTTTCCGTAACCTTTCTTAATGCGGTGTCCGTAATGAACTCGGTCGGTTTCTGATGTCCGACAGGGAAATAGATACGTTCGGTATTAGACTTCCAATCGGAATCGTTGCCATCCGAACCCCATTCATAAACATAGTATCCGGGTGCCAGGGGATACATTTCGGGTTTACCGTCCGATTCAAACTGTCCGTCCGCATCTGTAATACCTGTGAACACATATTCGGGAACAAGCTGTCTGTGAATGTCTACAATCAATCCTACTGCCTTGGTTGATACAGGGAAATCTGCGTCAATATCCATCTTCCATGTCAATTCGGGATAGTCAAGATAGATTGTCTTGGCGACAGTAGGAGGTGTTGTAAATGTAAGTTCGTTATTCTGTGTTATGTGATCTACCTGTGTTGTGACCGTATCAAGTGTTCCGGGAGAAACATAGAATGTGGATGCCCCTAGTGCATCCACCCGTATCCTTTGAGGACGTGACTGTCCTGTAACGGCAATTTCAGGATATTCCTCCGGCCCGTTCTCCACTTCGATAGGAAGGTTGGAATTTTTCTGTAACACATTTAAAGTCAATGTTTTAATACAGGTTACAGTCCATCTGAAAAAGTCTGTTGCAACATCCATTTTCCATGAATGCTTGGTTGAATCATGATTATAGAATCCTTTGTCAACAAACTCTATCGTGTATTCGACAAGAGGAAGAATGTCAACTGTCACCTGTCCGTTTGCACTGATTGCATAGGTCTGGGTAACAGTTTCAAACTTGTTGGTTGACACCCATTGCAGACCTGTTACCTTGATACTTATACCATTGGTAATAGGATTGGCTGTGGCAGCTTCCTCATCGGAATCAAGAGATGATGATGTTTTTGGTACAATCTCGTCTATCTCAAAGATAGAGGTCTTTGTACGTCTGTCCATGAGAACGTTCATTGTCATGTCTTTCAGACGTTCAAGAGTGAAGTCAAGCTGCGGTGTGTCAATATAATCGGGATGGCTTGCAATCAGATAGTATTCTCCCGAATGTGCCGAGAACTGGCATACACCATTTGACAAGGAGAACAATTCCTGAATCATTTCACCTGTACCCTTGTTGTACACCTTCACACTTGCACCCTCTATCGGATTGTTTGAAAGGTAGTCAAGTACGGTAATCGTATTGATACTGTCACGTACCTCCATATAGACGATTTCCTTATCGTCTTGGTCCTGTACAGTGATGGTACCTAACTTGTCCTTGTAATTCGCCCTTCTTGCAATATAATCGTATGAACCGTTAGGAAGTGTTGCGACAATCTGCCCGTTCACATCAGAAATATATATCTTTCCACGGATAGTTACCTGTACACCCTGCAAGTAATCTCCTGTATCAATATCACGGAATACAAGATAATAGTTGTAATATGCAACACTAAGTTGTACAAGAACCGATTTGCTTGCCCCATCCACAACAACAGTTCCGTTGTATTTCAGATAGCCGGATTTGAATACGACAAAATCCCATGTTCCCGATACAAGGGAAACGATTGTCTGACCCGATTCATCCGTCAGATAGGTTTGATTGTTGACTTGCAATGAAGCGTTAGGAATGACCTTGTTCGTTTCAATATCAATGACAGTGAATGTTATCTGATAGGGTGTGCTTTCCATTTCAAGAAGCACACAATTGTCTATGCGTGCGTCAACATCAAATTCTCTGTGGAAAGGCAAGTAACCGTCACGGACCGCATCAAGTTCATAACTTCCTATCTGTAACGGCATGGAAGCCTGTCCTTCAAGATCTGTCTTGGTGGTCATGTTACGGACAGAAATGACTGCATCGGGAACAAATATCTGATTCATTCTGTCTATTGCGGCAAAATTTACCTTCATCGTTTCCACAAACATTTCCTCTTCAATCAGAATATCCTGATTAAGCACGCTCAATCCGTTTGTAATGGTCTGATAGTTGACTTTCTCTATCGTATAGGCATAACTACCCGGTTCCAATGACACGACAGCCGTACCATCCGGTCCTGTGGTGTGTTCCTCACCATTGATTGTAATGAGTGCACCGTCAACAGGATTAAGACCTGTAATCACCTTGAATGTTACGTTATAGGGGATAGCGTAGAAATCATTGATTGTGATATATACGGGCTGATTCAAAATAACGAACTGTCCTGTGCGTGTCACCCAATTCATCTTGGTAAGCGTATAATTGTATTCTCCGTTTTCAAGAAGAATGTTTGCCGTACCCTTACTGTCAGTTGTGATAACAGAGTTTCCGATAGAGATTGTCGCATCAGGAACAGGATTGTTTCTTGTGTTTACAACCTTGAATGATGCAAGATAGGTAATGCCTGTTCCTATCTGTGACACAATCTTATCCCCCTCACTTGCAGGATAGAAATAGGACGAAAGTGTTTGGTTTGAATCATACAGGATATTACCCTGTAAATTCCTCATTCTGAATCCCTGTATTCTTGGAAGCTGATTGATTGGAACCTCCATATCATATCTTGGATTGAAGTATTCATCGGGAACATATTTCACACCTTCCGCATTTTTCACAACAGAGAGCAAATCATCCCACTGAACCGTCTTTCCTGCATCCCAAAAACGGAAGTCAAGATATTTGGTCAATGCCACTTGAATATTTCGTCTTACTTCGGCTGTCTGATATTCCGAACTAAGTTCCACACGGAAGTCTATACCTGTTTCACCTCCTACAATCATCCATTTGGCATTGCGTAGACGTATTCCGATTACGTCTCCGTTCAGGTCAATTTCGGAAATGGAGAATTTTGATTTCACTTTTTCAAGAAGTACGCTCAATTCATCTTCCGTAAACAATACACCGTTTTGTGTAACAAGGTAGATATAGGTATTTCCGTCCTCTCCAAGACCGACATTCATCACCTTCAATACCCTATCATCAGCTTCCTGGAATACCTGTGTCCAATATTCCATCGTGCCTTGGGAATATCTGTTACCGTTGTTTCTGATACGTTTACGGAATGTTTCATCATCCTCATAGTCACGTCCGCCAATGGCATAGTATTCGTTCGTACATTCAATGTGTCCTAAAGGACGTGGGGAAATCTGGACAATGCTGTTTGCTTCCACATTGGACGCAAGTCCTGTAATGGTGCTTCGTACATGAACATATCCGTAACCCGATTCATTTACGGTAAGTGCTTCATCCGTTTCAAAACGCACACCCGATTTACTGATAAAAGTAGAACCAACGGCATACCTTGTTCCCGGTTCGGCATATACACGTACATACGTGGACGAACCAAGAGCGTTCTTTCTTGGACTTACACCAAACAAAGCTGCCGACTTGTCAAGATAATCACCTGTGGCATATTCAGGGAATAACTGTGCTTCCACAATGGCAATATCCTTGATTGCCTTCTGTGCCACCTTACCTACACCAAATGCAATGGCGTTGACCACCGAACCGTCAGCAACATTGCTTATCTTCGATGTCTGATCAATCAATACCTCTAAAAAGAGGTTTTTAAGAGTAGAAATACCGTTGTTTACTTTTGTAATCATTTCTTACTACGATTATATTTTTAATTCAAGTTATATCTTTATTTTCTGTACAAATTCCTGATTGCCGACAGAGGTTGCCTTCACCTCCAGGAACACGGCATCATTTTCAGACTTAAGATTCAGAAGTTCCACGGATACCCATCTGCTGTCACGTTGGAACATATTCAGAAGATGTTTGTAGAGTGAAGCATACTGTATGGCATTGAGCGTTGTTCCTACAAACTCATTAGGAAGGCCGTATTCGGGAAATTCAGGAATACAACCCTTCATTGCAGTGGATATGATATCGAGTGCCTGTACCATGCAAGGCTCTTCCCGTATTGTTCTAAGGTCATTGTTGTCAATGGAAAAATCCGTTGTAATATCTTTCCCCAACACATTCTTGCCCGACAATGTATCTATTACGCTGTCAACGGAGTTTGTGCCGGAGTTCTTGAAATTGACATGAAACGTATTCTTGGAACCGTTTTCGGGAGTATAATCTTCCTCTATGATATATTGGCGTGTCGCAATATTCAACCAATCATCTTCGGGATTGCCGTCACCACGTTTATAGGACATATCCTCAAATGTCTGATTAGGTGACAGACGTGTGGTTATCTGTATCGAGTTGGTATTGTCAACTTCGGCAGAACGTAACCATCTTGCAGAATTTTTGATGGTCCATATCTTTGTCTGTACCTCTGTAAAATCGTCAAGAATATCCCACATGGATATATCGTCAAGAACCGTCTTGTTCAGAGAAAACAACGGCTCGATAATCTTGACTTTCCTTTCCATATCGTCAAGTTGCGAAAAGGCTTCGGGAACCATCTCACCTCCTTGATAATAGGTAACGATGGAAGCATAGTATGTATTCGAGAAATTCACAAATTCCTCAAAAAAAGCCTTTATATCATATCCCGTGGCCTGTTTGAATCTGTCATATGCGGTGGTATCTGTCATATCATTACAGTTTATTTCTTATCACGTTGGCAATATCATATACTGCCTTCTGTATCGAACCCGAAGATAATGCCTTCTTCGTCTTGTTCTGTGCACCCTGCACGGCTTCCAATGGAGCGACACCCATAAGGCTTAACTGATAGTTCCATATCATGTTGCTATTCATGCTTTGGGAAAAGTTAAGGCAGTTGGGCGGTGCGATACACATGTAGGATTCCCCTAATGCAAGATTGTAGAAATACAGCCTGAACGGTTTTCCTGTCTGATCACTTACTCCATTGCTCTTGTCTATGATAGACTGCATTATCTTGATACACCCGAACCCGTTCTTCACTGTTCCAGAAGGGTCTATCGAAACAGTTTTCAATCCGTTGGATTTCCCCATTAACTGATAGAGGGCACGTTTCCCGGCTGATATGGAAAATGCAGAACCCGATATGGTTACACCTGTCTGCAACATAATCTTGAACTGCCTGCCGAAATTTCCTCTTATGGTTATGTTTTTGGGAACAAAGGCAGTAGAGGATAACACTGAAAGACCTCCTGCCGTTTGTTGCACTGTCGTATTCTTGCTTTCCGTTACCGAAATGGAATCGGGTTGTATGGGGAAGGTGAAATAGTCTATCGTATTACCCTTATCGTCAGTCAATTCAAGCGCACAAAGATACACCTCAAAATCCGTGGGGAATTTTGACGCAAGAAGCGATTTCCCGGCCGTTTTTGCGGTTTCTATCGCTGTATTGACTATTGTATTTACAATACTACTTGCCATTGTTTGTTTCTCATTAAAATATCATCCTAGAAGTGCTTTTGCCGCCTTTAATGCAGAACTTGCACCACTTAAAACCGAATCAAGTCCTGAAACAAGACCTCCTGCCACATCCTGCATACTCATTTGTGTAACAAGACCCGAAAGCTGTTTTACAGAGGATTGTGCCATGGTTATTGCACTGTTCATTCCATCAACCGTACCACTCAAAGATGCTTTTGCTCCATTGGTGGAAGTGGTTGCCCCTGTTCCCGCTCCCGATCCTGCTCCTGTTACAGGGTATGGTCCGGCAGTACCTGTAACCGTTGTTGATACGGATGTGTTCACGGTTTCCATTGACGCAACCGCCTTCGCTGCCGAACCTCCGATAGTAGAGGATATGTTTTCAACAGAGGATTTTATCGAATCATACAGTTGGTCCGCTTCATCTATCTTTGCTTGAAGTGCATCTCCGGCCGCATCCGTCATTCCCTTTACAAAATCGTCCGCCTTGTCACCCAATGTGGCTATATAATCCTTGAATTTGGCACGGACAATCATTTCCTTTGATATTCCTAGACTTCCCATAACATCAATGTGTAAAATTCTTATCTTCCATCTTGGGCATTTCACTAGCCATCCATGATGATACCTGTGAGCCGGACATGGCTGCAAGAAGGTCTTTTGCCACCGCTTGTATGAATGATTCAAACTGTGCAATGTTAAGTACCCCTCTATTCTTTCCTCCGTTTATTTCAACCAACTTTCCCGACATTATTTCAATCTTATCCTTTGTCATTCGGATAAAATCATTGTTCTCACCAAATGTCATTTCAAACTTATCATCCGTAATGGTGACAGTCTGTTTGCTGGTATTCTGTACAAGTTCAAACTTATCCTTGTTGAACAGGATTGAGTTTGTTATCTTATCGTCACCATATATCTGCTTGTAGGAAAGTTGTTCAAGGTCATGTTTTATCTCATACACCTCATCATCCAACTTTTCCTTTGGCAGTTTGGGGTTTTTCAGATTCTCTATATGTTCCTTGTAAGAGGTTGATTCAATCTTCTTGCACCCCTTTACATTCACGCTACCCGTGGAATAGAGGTTGATTTTTGCAGCTTCACTTCCTGTTGCATTCACATCCACCGATACCTCACCCTTGCTCTGAACATCAAGACTTATATGATTGTTTGTCGGGTCAATCGTAACAGCACAGGAAACACCGTTGATAATCTTTCTGAACTGGATCGTATTCTCATATCCAGAAGGTGTTTCCGTTTCATTCACAAGTGTTCCTGTAACAATGGAAGCGTTGGTGTATCTGTTCGACATAACCACCACAGGGCTTCCCAATTCTCCCGGAGCATCAGGAAACGTAATATTGTTCAATGCTTCACGGGTAATAGGAACATCCTGCTTGAATACGCCACCGTCAAAATACACCATCACCTTACACCTTCTCATGCAAGTGTCAATGAAATCCTTGCGTTCACATCCTGTCGGGATGGTTATATATCCTATATTCATCCCGTCAAGTGAATTTGCCAGTGCCCTGTATTTTCCTCTGCTATTCATTTACATTCTCCTTTTATCACAAAAATAAGGAATCGCCTGTTATTCACCAAACATTTTGCGTTGCACGAAGAAATCGAATACGTCCTGTTTGACATGTATTTCATTTTTCCATGATGCAATTGTTTTGGCTTCCTCTTTCTTCTGCTTCACTTCCTGTACCATATCCCGTAACGGTTTGAGGTCAACTATATCGAAATAGGATTTTACCCCACTTGAACCGTTGGAATTGTCGGTACGTTTCTTGTTCACATCAGAAAGCGAACTTCCTTCAAGAATAGGAACGTACATTCCCCTTTCCACATTCAACGTTGTTGTTCTCTGTATTCCGTCAGTGGAGAATTGCAGGTTTTGTGTAACACCTGTTACGTAAAAGAACTCATTGGAAAATTCCGACTTCACAAATGTACCTACCTTTATCCGTCTGTCACCTACAATGGTTATCGTACCCCTTCTTGTGAACGGAAGATACATATTGGATTCAATAAGGAACACAAGGTCTGTCAGACATGCAAGCTGGAAATTGCTTATGATAGGAACCGCATCCGGGCCATGGGCATCCGTAACCTGCAAATAAATATCTGTCATCCTTAACTGTCGCATACCCCACATCTCCGCAAATTCAGGAATTGACACAATAGGAATGAATGTACGTACAGTACCTTGGTCTGAACCCAGCCATGAGTTTCCTATATCTATCTGATACCATGAATAGAATCTGTCGTCATAGGAAAGTGACTGTGAAATGATGTTTGAAGCATCTATGGTAACATATGTATTACTGCTGAACACTTCCTCTATTGCGGCTTTCGTAACAGGCGGTCTACGTACAACAAGGTTTATATCGTTGATATAGGTGTCAAAGAAATATTCCACAAACGGGAACTGACACACCTTGTCCATATATTCGGTCATTGTTCCTCCCGGATTGGCTATGCCACGATCACAAAGCGTAAGATTGTCAAGTTCCGAATCCATGTAGACTTTCAATATCTGCCATACGCCCTTCGGACTGTCTGTTTTTTGTCCGGGCACTGATTCATCACTTGAACGTTTGTCAGGAAAATTATCGAATATAGTTCCCCTTGTCGCTCTTACATGTGACATTACGTTTATTATCCACCATACGCATTCCTTCATTTTCTTGAAGTCAAGTTTCCACAGGAAGTCGTATTCCCCTGTTATAGGATTCCTCTGCTGTGTACTTTCGGCATTGTAGCTGTAATTAAGTGCCTTGGAAACTGTCTGTAACGGTAGGAACCAATCACCATCTTCATCAAAGAATTTTGACATATCCATTCCTGTTATTTCTATGGACGTGATGTTGTCAAGTCCATCATAAGATACCTGACAGTTGTCCACGAATCCTATCATATCCCAGTACAGTTCTCCGGGCTTGTTGTTCTGTATGACAAGATCCATTTCCTCTGTTGATTGCAGATCCTCCCATTCTTCAAGTTCCAATGTTTCAAACTTGATAAACACCGTATCATTGTACTGCACGAATTTTTCAAGGAAACTCTTGGTCTGATATTTCCCTCCCGACATTTGCGCATACTGTTCCACAATGGAACCGCCTGTATCCATGAGAACCGATTTATAGTTGGGGGCAACCGTTATGGAGAATGAACCTGTCTTTCTTGTTTTCCATGTATTCAATGATATTACAAGGGGAGTAATATCAACAACCTTGTCAAGTGACACCATATATAGGTACACACGACAATTCGCACGCATTGTAAGAAGGCTCATTCCTGTTTCAATGAAATCAGAATTTAATACCTGTTGTGATCTTATAAACTTATCATCTCCCACAAGTTCAAGGTATTGTGCCGAATAATAAGGTTTCACATCCATATTCTCAAACACGGAATCCATATTAGGATAATCAGGGAATGACCTGCGCTCGAACCCGTCACCCTTGAATATTACGGTGGTCTGCGGTTTTATGAACGGAAGTGCCTTTGCATCATAAGCATCCTTATATTTCACCTTTTCTATATCGTCATAGGTATTCCACACAACTTCCAAATTGGTGTTGTTGTTATTCAGTTTCTCGTCTTTCCACTCCGTCCAAAACTTTTCAGGAGTGTATTTTCTTTCCTGATCTTTCGGAACACGCTTTTGGTAACTTTCAATCCATCCAGGAACATCCTCTATTTTTGTGGATGTAATGACGGAAAGATATTCCTTATCCTGTTCTGCCATAACGATTATATGTTAATTAAATGTTAATTCTTTAAATTTTATTTCAAGTTTAAATGAAATAGTTTAAATTTGCACCAACAAATTAAACTAACGATTATGAACAAAGATACTGAAAATAACAGGAAAGAGAAGCAAAAAGACCGTTCAGTTATATGGTGGGGCTTCTATGGATTGTGGGTTGGGATAAAATTCAGTGTTATCCTGTATATCCTTGGTATGATAGTGATTATGACAATGACAATTATATGTAAAACTTTTTAAATATTATGGGTATGAATACAAATGATGTAGTATTGTTTAGCGGACTGTGGTTCGTATTGTGTGTGGTAGTGTACATTATCTTCGTTTGTCAAACAAGCAAACTGGCACAAAAATTAGGAAGGGATATTTTTATATGGACAGTATGCGCCATCTTTATGACCCCTGTGTTTGCAATATTGATGCTTCACTGTCTTGGACGAACGGAGAAAAAGATTAAGGAAGATTTCTTTCAGGAACTACAATGGAAACAAGATTTTGAAAGAGGAGTTCCTATAAAGAAAGGGGGAGAATGATTTTCTCCCTCTTTTTGGTAATAAGCAAATTCAATTATTGATTTTCTGCCGCAACAACATTATTTATTGCAGCCCCCGTCATTGCCATATTCTTACGCTTTAAGGCTTTTGTATTTTCATCTATTGCAGATTTCAATCCGAAGAACGCCCTTACTGCATCCATCTGTTCCTGTGACAAACTCCATACACCCGGATTCGTTGTTGCTGGACCATCATATACATTTCTGTCATAACGTCCAACCTTATCTTCAACCGCATTGGCAATCTCCTGACCTGTTCCTATATCCGGCTTAACGGCTTCATAAAGTTTTTCAAGAAGTTCCTTTATAGAACCAAGGGTTTCTTCCGTAGCCATTCCACCGATCTTGTTTTTCCAGTTGTCCATCAACTGTTCAACAGGTCCGACAGTCCTTTGTGCGGCTTCACGTTCATATTGCATGGTGCCGGGTTCCGCTTCCTTCAATTCTCCCATCCGTTTCATGATGGAATCAAATAGGGTGTTGAGGTCATACCATTGCCCTGTCCTTTGCTCTTCGGGTATCATCTGCCGTGATTCATCCATCAGTTCCTTGATATCGGTATCACTAAGGCCTGTGAATATATTAGGAAGGATTTCACGCATTTTGTTGTACCCGCTCTCACCTGTTCCCAACTGTTCCTGGAAATTGGACAGAAGCCTTCTTATGACTTCGGGCTGTCGTGACAAATCATCGGCTATAACACGCACATCGGCAAGCGTATTTACTTCGGGATGCGTTTCAACGATGGCACGTTGCAAATAAGCCTGTGCAACATCGTTCTGTGATATGCCCTGTCCTGCAAGTGCCTTGGATATTCTGTCACCCTGTTCTCCTACAAAACCCCTTTCACGTACTATGCCCTGTATGGCTGCGATTGCGGCTGCATCCGTTTCACCTGTACGGGATAATACGTCACGGGAAATGTCCGTGAATGTCTGAATGTGTTCATCAAGAGTGGAAGCTATCTGTTCAAACGGAGTGGCAACCTTCGCCATTGCCTGTTCAAATGAACGTATGATAACGGATGAAGCATGTACCATATTGTCTTCGGTAGATGCAAAACGCATAACTCCCTGTAATTGATCTACGCCCTGCAATCCATATAGGCGTTCTGCGGCCATCAATGATTCCGCTTCACGTTGCCCGTACTCGACATCCCCTGTCTGCGACGTTCCTATTACACCACCCGAAGCACGCAACAACCCTGCACGTCTGTTCATATATTCATCAACAGTCATACCAAGACTTGAAGCCGCATAGCTTCCCTCACTATATCCTCTTCTGATTGATTGCGTGATGGAATCCTGCGTTGTTTGTGACCATGCAAGAACATTTTGCTCCATTTCCTGCACCCTGTCCATGATAGTCAGGAAACGGTCTGCCGCCACCTCTCCTTCAACATCCTTTCTTCTTCCTAGCCATTCACCGACAAAAGGAATCCATCTTACCTTATCGCCCTCATTCTGCGCTTCAACCCTCATCCTCTGGGCTGTCATTTGGATAGGGTTATCCCATGTGGAACGCATGTCGTATTCATAATTGCGTATATCACGCTGTTTAAATACCTCCCATGCGTTTTTAAGTGAATCAATGGCGAATTGGGCAACCATTGAAGCTATGTTTCCGCCAAGTACCCCTTTAAATACCGATTTGCCGATACTTCCTGTATCACCATCGGGAACGTTCACTCCTGCCCCCACATTGGTATCACCCATCCTGTCACCCAAATCATCTATGGCATCCAATTCAGCTTGCCGCCAATCATCCAATCTCTGTGACTGCGATACGATGGCACCGTAGATTGATTCTAGTTTCGCATTACCCTGTTGTATTACGGGACGTATCTTTGACGTGACTTCCGACAGGGATTGAAGCATACCAACCATCCTGTCACCTACCGCTGTAATTATCTCACCATTCTTTTCAATAGAGGATATAATGCCACTATCATCATAGGAAATGATGGAAGATGTGTTACTATCGTCTGTCCTATTAAATTCAGGTGATGATACGGGTTCGGCCTTCATATCCTCATTCACCCTGCTTACATTGCGGACAGTTTCGTTTATGTTTTCCGTGTTCCTGTCTATGTTACGGGTTGATTCGGCTATATGTTCAATAGTAGAGGAATTATTCGTTTCGGTATGTGAATTGTCAACTGTTTCACGGGCATTGTTGACATTCCGTTCTACATTGGTTTCGTTAACGACTTCAGTACGGACATTACGTTCATTCCTAATGGTTTCACCCCCTGTATCAGAAACATTTGTTACCTCTTGTGATTGGGAAGAAATAGGTGTGATATCATCATCTTTTAAATCATCAACCGTTCTTGATATGGAATCAATCTTTTTACTGTCACCCGTAAGACCTGCTGCCGCACGTCTTGACATCAACTTTCTTTCAAAATCAATTTGTTCCTGTACAGGATCGGTAGAAGTACGGGCATTATCACGTGGTTTTCCGTTGTCAGCTATTTCACGTAATATATCGCTATAATCAGGTACTTGAATAGGGTTAACTTCCTGCACGGGAAGTGGTGTCGGAAATCCTGCGGAAACACCTTCTGTATCAACAGGAATTGACGGTGGCGGTGTCACGGGCTGCCCGTCAACATCGAACTCGATTGCTTCCGTTTTCGGTTTCCTCTTTCTTCTTGGTTTCTGTTCAACAGGCGGTTCAACGGCCCATTCAAGACTTTGAACGTTCCCATCATCATCGTAAACGACTTTCGGCTGTCCAGGGGCCGGCTTTTCCTCTGTACGGTCGGGAGTAGGGGAGATTGCGCCACCCATTTGTCTGCGTGCATCCGTCTGTCGCTTCAATTCTTCCTCAAAAGAATCCGCCATATCGGAAACAAGCTGGCGGATGTTATCTACGGCAATCTGCCTGGAATCCTGTATCACATCATCGGAAACGTCAGGCATGACCTGTACATGTTTTGCTCCCGTATAACTGGAACGGATATCCCCTATCAGTTTGTCAAGACTTGACTTCTGATTAATGACCTGCAATTGTTCACGCAACTTTTCGAGAGATTTTTCCTGTTCCTCCGAAAGCTGCTGTGAACCTCCTATCAGATCCCTGTACATGGCAAGACCTTCCTCCCTTAACTGCCGTAGCCCGGAACCATCTGCCTTTATTCTTATTTCCTTTTCAATTGCCATAGCGTTAATTCTCTATGTTTTCTTCCTTACTTCCTTGTTCTTTGGCGGCTTCCTCTTCCTCTTTCATTATCCTGTACATCTCTTCACGGAACATCGCCATATCATTCTTGGTTATTTCCTGAACCTCACCTCTTGTCGCTTCAAAGTCAGACATCAACCAATCACCCGTATTAGGAATGTATTCCACTTTCTTGTCCTCATCGTCACCTTTCCTTAATTCCGAAAAGAGCATATCCTCTTCATATTCCATCATGGAAGCGAAAAAGGACATGCTCTTATGTTCCTCCGAAAGAAAGGCTATGTTATGTTTCTTGCGGACATATCTGTCATAAGGAAAGCGAGTGTTCCAACGGATGATAAAATCTTTCAATTCATCCTTGGTATTCGCCATAGGAATCAGTTTTCTGTGTCTGACAACAGATCAAATCCCTCCTTAATGAACGGGAATATCTCTTTCATGTATATGTCACGCAATTCCTTGAAATCAGCAAACCCAAGTTCACTTATGGGAACCTTGATATCGTCTATAAGTTTCGGACAGATTACCGTCAGCGTAGCTTCAATATCAATCACATCAAGTGCCATTTGGGCCATCTTGGTACGGTTTGACAGCATGGTGTTGTAGTAACCACGTCCTAATGCCTGTTTGTTGGTTTCAATACGATAGAACTCTCCCACATTAGGAAATTTTACCGTATATTCCTTTCCTTTGATTTTTACAATCTTGGTTTCTTCCATTTTGTTCAATTATTATAAGGTTGATAATACAAGACAAATATACGAAATGGCAGTCGGTTTCGCAACTGCCATTCGATTGTACCCTAGAATGTCTTGAAGTTATCAGGATTTACATCCGTCACATACCTTTCGGAATGGTTTCTTAGGATACGCATCAGAATGCGATATAATCCCTTGTCAGTTACATATACAATAGGTTTGTCCTTGTAATGTTCGTATTCATCTGAACCGTTATCAGGATACATTTTCAACACAAACCATCCGTAGTTGATATATTCCTGATAGGGTATCAAATCAGAATCAAGAATCTCTTCATCCTGCAACAATTCGTACAACCTATTTCTTCCCAATAGGGAATTATTGGAACGGAAACGTATATTCAATATTCCGGCAATGAATTTCATCTTATACATCCCCTTTGTTTGACGGGTAGCAACACGTTCTACAAATTCAAGATTAGGGATATGAGATACAAGTTCCTCCGTTATCTCTTTGGAATCTTTCTTCCACATATCGGATTCAAGCTGCAACAGTTTCTTTTCTTCCTGCATCTTTTTCTGTTCCTGAATCCACGCTTCGGCACGTGCAATCGGATCTTCTATCGTGTAGGATGGAGATTGATTCAATTCAACCTTTCCGTTTAATAGAAGTTCCTTGATCCTGTCGTTGCACCATATCGCAAATTCCGGACTTAACCAACGGGCAAATTCCATAGCCACATCTTCGTGCATCCATGTACCTTGCTGAAATGAACCACTATTCCCTTTGGCTGTTACCACTAAATTAATGATATCCGATTTTCGGACTTCACAAAGTGATGAAAGAAAGGTCTTTGTAGATGGAAGTTCCAACCACTTTGCTGGCCGTTTACCAAATGGTTTCGCCATTTCTGTGGCATTGATCATTGTAGATTTCCCTGTATTAAATGTTACAGGATAGTTGTTGTACTGGAAAATTTTAATACCTTTGTCCATGATTTTATAATTAAAGGATTAAACGAATTGTTTTAAAATTACAGCCTTGTTGTGAAACAAGGCTTTTGCTTTTTAAAAAGCCGAAGCTGTTATTATTTCGGTTATTCATAATTAAGCACGATTTTTTTCTTAGTTTTCAATACCTTTTTAATAATCTCTATCAATTCATTGAATGTTTCATCCCTTTCTTTTTTATCGGAAGTACGATAAACAGATTCCAAATATTCCCATTCTTGTATCTTTTCATTTACCATTATATTATAAGGACTGAAACAAACATATTTGTGAAGATTATTCTTGTCATCAAACAAAGGATAGGGAATGAGAAGATATACATCCCATTTCTTTTTATAATCACTCCATGAAATAGATGTTCCATTTTCTTTGTTATACAATTCAATGAGATTGTCTATATATTCTTTTAAAAAAGAATTATCGCACCCCATAAAATCAATTACCCGGTCTTTTTTAGGAACCCCATGTGTAGCGTAAGACTTTACCTTACCTCTCAATTTTTTCATGTAAATCGAAAATGGGTGATTATCCAATTTTGATTGATAATCTTGTTCCATCCACTCTTTGAAGTCTTTTTGAAGCTGGATCATAATCTTATCCACAACTTCCTCTTGTTTTTGTTTCATATCATATTGTTTTAAAATTACACTGCAATATTACAAACAATATCTGAATACAAGAAATTATTAAATGCTATTTAACAATAAATATTTGTATTAAGTATAAGTTAAATAATATGAAACATAGTAAAAAATAAGGACTTACAATTTCTGTAAGTCCTTGATTATCAGTGATTTAAATTACTCATTTGAGTTATTTATCGTTGAAATCGGATTCAGATAGATTCCGGTAACATTGTAGCCTGCTAAGGCTCCCTCCGCCAATGAGAACGATTGATTGTTCACAAAGCACGGGTTCAACATTACGATTGTCTTACCTGTTTCATTGACCTGTGTAACCATCTTGGTTGTCGCATCCTGCTGGGCGATTTTCTTCTTGTACACTTCAAGAGCAAAACCGAGTTCTCCCAATGTAAGGGTGTCAATGATAGCCTGCACAGAACCAAGTCTGTGAAGCATACCTTCCATTACGGGAGTGTTCAGGTCAATGAAATACTGATCAACGGTAAATGTACACTGGTATCCAACAGGAGGAACTTCCTGTAAGATAAGGCTTCCCAATCCCTGTACGTTTGCACGCTGAACAGTTTCCTGCCATTGCAGGTTACGAACGAAACCTGCAATCTGATTGTCAATTCTGATATATGCTTGTGGTGCAGTAAATACCTGCCCTACTGTTGCTTTTGGCATAATTACATCTTTTTAGAGTTACGAGATCAAGTATCCTGTGAAGAATAACTTGTTAATTTCGTTGTTTACACGAATCTTGTAGGTCACAAACCATGCTTCCCCCTGACGTGTTGCCGCAACATCTTGGAATCCAAGAATCAGATTATCCTGCTGTGTTGTTGCCACACGTGCCTGTAAATAGGCGATAGTCCAGTTCTTGATTGCTCCTTCCGACAATGTGTTTGCATTGACACCGTTTTCGTTGGCCAACAGGTCAAGTTCCGAATTGATAACCAATTCCTTGTTAATCTGTGCCACAATACGCATGAACTGAATGGAGTAGGATTGTCCGCTTGTGTTGAACAATACATCGTTGTCCTGCAAAGTATTGATGCCCTGCAATACAACGTATTTGTTTACGTATGTATTCCAGCGTGTAACCAATACACCATACTTGATAGCCTTTTCAGCTTCTGCATCACTGGGTGAGTGCATTAACTTGTCAATACCGATTGACTTGTTTGTTACAGGGATATAAGGTGCCTTTCCTGCTGTACGTCCTACGATTGCACATAAGTTGTACATTACACCGTACCAGCGCAAACGGTTACCGAATGCCGACTGCATTCCTGCCGCGCCATGTACAAGACATACAGTGTCGCTATTGAATCCTTGTGCCAACTTGCATGACTTATCAAAGTCTGCCTTGGAATCATATCCACCTACAAACAGGAAGTGAGTGAATTTTGCTTCTGTTGAGTTGTGTGCCATATAGGATTTAACCAGCGAACTATTTGCGCTGGCGCCAAACTGGTCAATGATACAGAAACTGTAATCCAACGGTCTGATCTGTTCCAGCACGTCATTGAAATAATCTGCGTTAAATGTTTCGGTACCACCTGCTGCAAGGATATAGGTAGAAGCATTCCACTTAGTAACATCCTCTTTCTGAATGACACCATCACCCTGTGCCTTTGAAGCGGAGTTCAATGTGAACACTTCTCCGAAGTCGTTTCCGTTCTGTGCCCAGTCAATCAATTCATTGATTGTGGATACTTCCGGCGACTGCAATACAAGTGTGGGCATCGCGGCAGAAGCAACCGTATCACCCCAAGGATAACCATCCTCTGCATTACCTGTGTATGTACCTCTCCAAAATTGGATGATGTATTTTGTAGGATCTTCCACGCCCGGAATACAGTTTGCTCCGTAACCGGTGATAAGGTTGTTTTCCGACATTGTACCGTTAGGATATAAACCTTCGTCCAGTGTGTCAACTGCGAATGTTCCACCTGCCGTGGTTGTAAGTGTAATGGTTGCTGATGTGGTCTTTGCAGCACGCACATACATCAACTGTGAAACACCGTTTGCCTGTGAATTTGACGGATCGGGAGAAAACAGTTTTTCCGCCATTCTCCACCATGCCCCACCTTTTACAAAATCACGAAATTCTGATATTGTAGAGAATGAATAGATGGATTCTTGACCTTGGAAATTCTGTCCGTCAATACCGCTACCACCACCAAATCCTGCTCCGAAAACGCCTGTGTCGATGATCAGTACGGTTCCAAAATCTGATACCCGTGGGGGCTGTGATTCACCGCTTATGATGCGTGAATACGCTCCTGGGAGTGTGATTTTTCTATTGTTCCAGTAAATACTAGCCATAGTTGTATAATTTGTTTGTATTCTAACTTTTTCAATAAACGCCCAACTTTAGACTTTATCTGCCATAAAGTTAAGCGTTTAATGTTTTCTTTCAAAATTATTTCAATGAAACGGCAGGAACATCAACCTTCTCTACAATCAGATTGAAGTCAGAATCCATTACATACATTGAAACCTCTCCCGTGAAATTTTCTACAAGTCCAAGGCCATTATGCAATGAAACGAAAGTCCAGTCACCGTTACCACGTTTCATAATAAGCGATTTTCCTCCTGGAAGAACAACTCCTACTTTACTCATTTCAGTTTCATTCAATGTAACTTCGGGAGAAAATGATACCTGAATAGGAACACGGTTTTTCTTTTGTTCATCCAAAGCTACGGTTGATTCAAATGTGGCAACAATCCAAGGCAAACCATATCCGGCAGCTTCCTCATCTTTCCAAGGATATTGTGCTACATATTCGGCAGGCATATTGGCTTCATAGCTTGCCTTGTCTGTAACAGCCTTCAATGTGAATCCCGTTATCTTGTTTACAGGAGTAGGGGTGAGAAGTTTTGCAATGCCTTCGTTGAACTCCTGTTGTGTGCCACCGTATCCGGCAGCTTCCACGTCCATGTATGTGCCTTTTTGCAAACGGTCAATCAGTTCCTGATTGGTATAAGGCAGTTCTGCTACCAATAATGGATCTACTGCCGGATCTGCGACAGGCTGCATCTTTTCTTCTGCCTGTGCCATTGCTTTTGTTTTCTTTGTTGTTGACATAATTTCTAATTTTTAGATCAGATATATTCTTACTTCTGCCTTACGGCAACCGTGAAACCATTGCTTGTTTCCACAAAACCGTTTCCCTGTGTCTTTAATACAACAGGAACAAGAAGTTTCTTTGGCTTCGTAACCACAAATGCTTTCTCGTTAGTCTGCACCATGTAACCGTTCTTTGTTGCCAGGACGCATCTCATAGTACCGTATTCCTTATTCCATATTCCCGGATTAGGAGAGGAACCGGGTCCATAAGAACTTCCGCCCCCTGCACCTCTGAACGGCCCTTCGCTTCCTATCGCTCCGGCTATTCTTACATAAGTTCCTGGTAAAATAACTGCCATAATATTTATAATTATTACTTTATCTTTCTGATTATAAAGATAGGGAATTATTCCGTTCCATACTCCATATCTGCTGCTGCCTGTCCTGCATCCAGGAATATCACGTCACTTAACAGGTCCACATTCGAGAATGACGTCACCAATTCCATTGCCGACAAATCAACAGAAACAGTTTTCATGAACACAGGAAACGGTACCAAATCAGTATTCACCATCACTTCATCCTGTGAAAACTCAATCGTATCATACATTGTTGCCAATGTGTCGTAGGAAGCCAGGAAGGCTGCGTAAAGGGCTTCCCCCATTGTAACAGATTCAAGGTAATTATCTGATACACAAAGTATTTCCATGTTATATCTACGATGATCCCTGTATTCTATGTTCTGTCCGTCAGGAGAAAAGGCAACAATCTTCCCTATTGCGTTTCCCGGACCTTTTATTTTATGGGGTTCCCTTACAACATAACAGGGTAATCCTGTCTTGTCTTTGGGAAGTTCATATCCTACCTTTACATTTCTCGGACTTTCATCACCTCTTAGAAACAGTGACTTTGCCTGTTCGTAAAAGTTGAATGTACCGTCCGTTGAATCATTGAATATCTTATACAGGAACGTATTTGTCTGATCGTCCTGTTGCGAATCCTTGCGTATTATGCCAAGCAAGGCTTCCACCATTTTCTTTATGTGTACAATAGGAAGCATAACTATTCACCGTTTAAAATTCTGTCCAAAACAACATCCACAACCTTGTCAACCACAGAGGGTACGTCCACCATGTCAAGTGCCTTATCCATAAACTTCCGCGCGACAATCCCAGTATGGAACCATGCCGTATAGTCGGATGCGTCACTTACCCTTCTGAATGTCATGTACTGACTTCTCTTCTCCGTTACAGTAGAGGATGCCTTTACCCTGACAAGTCCTTCGTATATGGGAGATTTGTGGATGTATTCAGGTACTTTCAGTTGCGGAGTGTTTATTTCCTTGCGTGAACCGATTGTATTGTATTTCCTCAACTGGTTCCTTGTAAGAGGGCCACTCTCCTTCCTTATCGCGGAATAGACAGACGCAGGCATTATGGAATCGAATCCCCCAGATTCTGCAACCGCCTGTGAGGTTGCGTGCCGGAAGGGGATATCGATGTACCATCCTGAACCAATCTTCTTACTCTTTACTTTCGGAGAATTTCTGAATCCGGGCTTCATGTCAAACGGAGATGCTCCATCCTCTATCATTAGAGGAAAATCGGCATACAGTCCGAAAACTATTTCATTGGGGGCAACCCTGTCCTGGACCATGGCTTTCTTGTATTCGGGCCGTGTTCCATGAAGTCCTTGATTCACTAGAGAGGTCCATCTTTCCCAATACAGACTACTTACAGTATCTATGATGGATGATTCTATTCTCGAAATTTCCGTATCGGAAAGCGAGAACTCACTTACAAGGTCTGTAAAGTCAATGTCTATCGGGATGTTTGTCATTTCTCTATCCTCCGTATTTCATATTCTCATTTATCTGTACTCCTGTGCCGTCAAAATTGGGCTTTTCTATGGCTATCAGGTGTGAGCGTCTGCCTATTGCCTGAATAGGAAGATATATCTTGTCTTTCCCTCCCTGTGCCGTTTCCCAGTCAGACCGTATCTCATGCGGAATGTCTATTACATGAAACTCCGGCTCGTGCTTGTAATAGATACTCAATGTTTCTCCTGCCTGTATGTCCACGTTATCGCCAAGCAATACGCAATACCCGTTCTTGTCACTGACTATGAAATTGTCAGAAGAAACCATTTTAAGCGGTTCTACGGAACTTACGTACTGATAGATACCCAATATATCGACAGGATGATAAGTCGTGAATACGAACCTCTGTGAGCCTATTTCACGCACTGTAAGAACCTCACTGTAATAAGACCATTCGTTATGTATGGTAATACGGTCATACCATGACAGGTTGTTTTTGTCAGAAGCTATCACGGTAATGGCTATCGTACCCAAAAGTTCCTCTGACCATCTCATGTATCGGTTGGTAACGTTTATTCCCGTGATAAGTGCACGGGTGGAAATGGCGTTCACGTAGAAATAGCCCGTTCCGAAACAGTTCTGACAATCAATGAGTGCATCCCCTCCCTTGCAGCACGGACAGCGTACCGCACGTTCGAGAGATACCTCATAACCGTTATCCCATACCGCCTGATCGAAAGCTGGCTTGATAAATTCAGGATTCGCCCACCCGGTATTGGGATTCGGTTTTTGTAATATGGATTTTGAATTATTCATCTTTAAATAGGCATGAATTTGATGGAATCATATACCATTTTCAATCTCTTCAATGATGATGTGATTTCATCACCATATTGTTTTATTCGTGCCGAATATGCACTGTAAGTAGCTGACGCTGTGGATTGTATGGATTGCGAAAGTCCGTCCACGCTCAAACTCATTCCTGCAAGTCCGGCAATAGGGAATACGTTGTCACCTGCGATTGCAAGGAACTGTATTGCCGCCAATTTACCTATAACCTGCATAAGGTCATAAGGTAAATGTTTGAGATCGAATCCTGTAATGTACTGTACATCCCAATAATCGGGTATCATGTCAAAACGCTGCATACCTATCTGTGACGTTATTCCCGTCAATATCACATCTGCATTTGCCTGTGTGGTGGATGCTCCCGTAGGAACGACACTCAATCGTCTTGATCCCGGACCATCACTTTTCTTTGCATATGAAAGCCATGTTTTCGGATAGATTATCTGTTCAATCTTGTTGAGTAACCCTATTAGGGATAATCCTACCGTATTGGGATAGCTTAACGGGATTATCGGGAACGACTGCCAGTAATCGAGCGCATAGAACACTTCCGATTCCGTTATCAGTTGCTTGGCTATTTTCAGATTGAAATAATTCTCCATTTCCGTCTGTGCTGCCCGTATAAAAGCAAAGACAGCTTCATCTGATAATGTACTACCATCAGCTTTCTTCATGCTTACTCCATATAGGAACAAGTCGTATAGTTCAGAAACCGAATACACAATTCCCGTATTCTTTCCGTAATTAATAGACAGCACAAGTTTTCCCATTTTATTTCGTTGTTTTTGTTACAAGCAAGTCAATGATCTCATCCTTTTTCTTACCCTCAATATCGGACGGTTCGATACCTTCCGTTTCAAGAGCGATAGTTTTCAGTTCATCAACTTTCATTGTCTTCAATTCCTTTCTTAATTCATCTTCCGCACTGGTTTCACCTTCTGCTAGAGTAGGGTTTTCATCCTCTTTTCCGTTGTCTGATTTTTCATCCTTGATTTCGGGCATTTTTGCTCCTTTTTGAAGTTCAGCACACAAATTTCTCCAGTCCAGGGCTTCTTTCTTTGCCTTGCCGATTTCAATACTCTGTGCTTCGATAATGTTTTTCAAACGGCTTACTTCCGCTTCCATCTCCTGTTTGTATCTCTTGATATCGTCAGTCAGTTCGATTTCAAGTTTGGTATTGGTAGCAGGCATCTTCCCTTCAAGGAATACGCCAGGATATTTCGATGCCTGCATTGCTTCCCACGTTTCCTTTGACACTTCCGCCTTGCGGCCTGTAAACTTCACTAGTTCGTTACCAAACATGAATTTCTGATTAGAGTAAACCTTTGATTCAATTCTTACTTTTTCTTCCATAATCATTTGTTTAAATTAAAAAGGGAAGGAGTTTGTAACCTCCCTCCCTTTTATTGAATTAAAAACCTATAATCGTTGAACTTATGCCAAACCTTCTTTACCGATATTAACGATGCGAACGACTTTGGCGGGTTGGTATAATACAGGAGTACCGTAGTTCAAGATAGCGAATCTACGAGATGGAGATGTGATAGCGAAATCCATCTTCATAGTATCTGCGAACTGCAAGTATTCGTTGATTTCAGAGTTATTGTAGTAAATCAATGCTGACTTGGTTCCGGCAATGATACGGTTACGGTCACGAACCTTGGTTGCGGCAGCACCGTCATATCCGGCAGCTAATTGAGATACTGAAACCTCAAAAATCGGGAAGTATTTGGTGTTAGCGTCAATAACAGCGTTCTTTTCGGTACGATATACAACGAAACAAGTAGCTGCGTATGCACCGCCCACTCCGGCTGCGAACTGCAAATCAACTGATTGCTGTGCTGTAACTGCGATAGCTGCATCAGACATAGCAACAGGAGCAGATTCACCGTAACGGTTCTTAGCTGTAACGATATAACGGTAGTTACCTGCATGGTTGGTGAAACGAGTTTTTGTATCGTTGTCCTGTGCAGCAGCGTCAGCAGTCTTAGTAGGAGCAACAGGGGCTTTTGCAGAAGTAGCACGATCGCCCAAACGTTTCGGCTTACGTTCATCGAAGAAACGGTCATTTCTGATATTCACACGACCGAACTGTGTAACAATGTCGTTTACGCTCTGACCCATTGTAGCACCCACAACAGAGTTAGGATAACCAACAAGAACACGTTTTGATTCGTGGAACTGTTTAACGTAGTCATTGAACACGATCGGGTTAGAGATGATACGGTCAAATTCACCGTTATATACGTTAACGATTACATTGGCTGCATCCTCAACCAATTTGTCATTCAATACTGAACCGTCAGCATCGACAACAGCAGGGTCATTGAAGTAAGCATCCAAAACGTTTTCAGAAGTCATACCTTCAATTGTGCCACCTTCTTTGGTTACAACACCGATCATGTGTTGGCGGAAGATACCGTCAAACTGTTCGGGAACACAAGAAGAATCGGCATCAACCAATCTGCGGTCAAGCATCGTTTGCAACAACAAAGTCTTGTTTTCAACTTCACGGGCATACATCTTTACACCGCCAGCCAATTTAACAAGCATTGCAGGATGAGTAACCTGACCTGTAACACCCATGAACTTGGCAACGATTGAACGTCTGATGTATTGAGAATCGGTTTCTTCTGGAGTTTCACCTTCTGCATTGAAGATACCTACTTCCTCACCATATTTTGACAATTGGTTATATTCGTGAACGGTATTGTCGATTTTGTCTTTCGGCATTTCGTTCAGATAAACCAACTGATCCAAACGGTTAGTCAACACTTTCAGAACAGCATCCAAAGATTCAACTTTCAGACCGCCACCTGTGTTAACTTCGTTGTTGTACTGCATACCTGTTTTCAATCCGGCTTCCATAGCCTTCAAGATTTCGGCAGAGTTTTCGTTTCCTACCTGGAAACCGTCAAATGAACCACTATAATTGTATAAATCTTCCATATTCAATGTATTTGTATTTTGTATCTAACTGTCAGCTTGCGCCATTATTTGCACAAAACAAAACCTTTTGATTTAGCGTAGTTGTACAAATTCTTTCCTACTGTATTTGCATAGGAATCAAGCATGTATGTTTTGTAATCATCTTCGATTGACTTCTGAATGTTTTCATCAGCCTTTTCGTAAAGATTTTGCAACAGGCTCTTGCAGAACTCACGCTGTCCTGTAACACTAACCTCCAGCTTGCCGTTTTTTTCATTCATTTCGGTGTCAATGGATTTTTCGATAGCAGACAAACCCATATCACCCTTAAACCCAGGAGCGGTGTTTTTTGCCATTGCATCAAATCTTTCATTGATTGACTTGTTCAGTTCGGCAAAACCTTCTTTCATGCCTGCAACGATAGAAGCAGAAAGGCTTTCTCCGAAAGATTTGAGAACGTCAGCGTTAAGTCCTTTTTCAACCTTGCCTTCTGAATCCTTATCTTCCTTATAATCCTTTTCATCTTCCTTCACTTTCTTTTCAGCATCAACAGCAGCTTTTTCCTCCTTGTCGATCTTTTCTTCCTGCTTAGTTTCCGATTCGTTATCTCCGGCTTTTGCAGATTTTTCGATGCGGATATTTCCGGCTTCGATTTGTTCAGCGATATATTCGTCACTGAAAACAGCTTGAAGTGACTTGAACACTTCGTTGTCTTTGTATTCTTCTAAGTTTATCATACTTCGATTATGTTTATATATACAAACTAAATTATTCTGTTTTTCCGCTTACCATCTTCATATAATCCATAAGAACGGATTTATTTACATCCCCATTTTTGACCGCACAAACAAGTCTGTCAAAATCATCCTTGGAAAACTCCTTCTTATTGACAATGGATAATTCAAGGCTCTTGTTTACAATAATAACATTTTTACCGCAATCCACTTTCAATAAAGGCAGATTATCCTCATAAACAAAGTCACCATTAGGAATATAAAAATCTTGTTTCTGCATACCCTTAACAATATCGGCATACGTATTACCGTTTACCGGATTCATTGTAAGGGCCACATTGGTAATCAGTGTTTTTGTTATGTGTTTAGGGTTATCCTTATCTCTTTCCAATGCCTTTCCTTCAATGGAGAATCCTGGAGTGCGCTTTGGTTCAGACTGTTCCATTTCAAGTGCCGTATCGTAGAATGCTCTTGCTTCGGAAGATTTGCTCCACAACTTACATTTCAAATAAAACTTATTTTTCTCAACCTTTGCTTCCAACGGAACCCCTATAAAGAAGCGGCTTTTGTTTATTGGGGAACGTGTAGGGAGATGATCTAAATTAATCAATCCACGCTTCTTGAACACGTCAAGAACAAAGCCGTTCGGCTCCATAGAATCACCCTCAAAGTCCTCTGAATTGTCAGAAGCAAGACCCTCAAATATCATATTCTGATATCTGCGATCGTCACCCCTTTCATAATCCAACGGATTGAATTTTGATTTATGAATGATGGCTTCCAGTGTGAAATTTAATCTGTTATCGTCAAACACGTCTTATTATATTTAATCTTAACTTACTAACACAAAGATGAATATTTTTCTTTGGTTAAACAAAAACTTCAATCAAAAAGTGTCATGGAGCACATTTACACACCATGACACCCGTTGTTTTAATGTAATTGTAATCGGTATATAGACTGTTTTGTCTTGACAAGAAAATCATCAATCAACGACAGTTCACCAAAGTAATCGTCATCCCCATCCAACGATTTACGGAATTTGGTTGTTCTCTCAAACAACAGTTTGATGAACTTCAACGGATCAGATTCTTCGATTTCTTCCGATTCAACCGTATTGGCATCAAATCGCCCGAACAATGCCTGTCCTGATTCGGCAAGAGTATCCTTAAAGTCATTCATCAAGTCACCCACTTCATCAAGATACACATGTTTGGAATTATCCTCTTCTGTCCAATGAAGATTGTCCTTACGGGTAATCATACCCTGCAAGAAATTGATATAGGAGAGAAAATCGGCTTTCTTTGTCTTTTCAGATTTCTCTATATCATCATTTTCCTTTTTAACATCGTTTTCAACAGACTTGCTTATTTCTTCGTTCCTTCTCAAACCATTTACATAAATACAGTTATGGTTAAACTTCCATTCCTGTTCACCGTTATCAGGAGTGATTACCTTGACCGAAAAATCAGAGCATCTTCCGGACACTTTCTGTATCATGCCCAACATGTCAAAGAACTTTTCCGCACTTTCGGAATTTACCCCAGAATAACTAAAAGTACCTTGTCCATATACATCTTCTCTCGGCTTTTCATCAACCTCCACATATTTCTCCGAATACTGTCTTGTCTTGAATGAAATAGCTTTCTCCACCTTATCGTCACCGTTTTCAACACCTGACCCCTGTGGACCAACAACTTCCTCTTTAAGACTTTCAGGAGCGATTTCCACGGCATCGGCAGTAGTCATGGCTTTTTCTTCAACACCTGTTTCGTTTTCCGACTTCTCAACCTTTCCTTCTTTCTTCTCTCCCCATGATTCAGGTAACTTGTCTGTAAGACCAAGTTCCTTTGCACGCTTTCTTATCCATGCCTTCACTTCTGATTTAGGCATGTCGGACGCTCCTACAAGACGTATGGCATCATGTAAATCCTGTTCGTTTCTGATAGGATATTTGCCGTTCGGCATCGCTTCACCTTTCTTTGCAAGATCCTTTCTTTCCGAATGAGAAAAATGAGTTTTGTTCTGTGCTTTCAAAACTTCATCAGGATGCTCCTTACAATAGGTGTCAAATACTGACTTGCTGATATATCCTTCCGAATATGCTTTCAGTATCCTTGTGATACCGCATGAATCGTCAAGACCCATGATTCTTTTCAGATTCTCTTTCATATCAAAGATAAAGTTGTAATTATCAATTCTATCCAGTTTTATCCATGCAGAACCAACTTCTTCTTCGCTGTCAAGTAGGATGCTTGCACCTTCCTTTTCATCAAGAGTGACCATATAATAGTGAATGTCCGCATCGTTGTTTTTATAGGTGGCTACCTCACGTAAACGGTCTGCGGCCACCTCTATTCCCGTTTCCTCCCACAATTCTCTACGTGCAGCTACTTTAAATTCTTCTCCTTCATCTACATGACCTCCGGGAATACACCAATCATCCGTTGCCTCTCCCATATCGGTACAACGGTTAAGGATAAGTATTTTTATCCCATCGGGAGTGAACTTCTGAACAATAACATCCGCATATTTCACGGCACCCTTGCTTTTCAGAAAATCAAAGTACACAGATTTTGTTATCTGTTTCTTTTGATATAGGTATCTCATTTTTTCCGCCTTGTCAATCTCCTTGATTGCAATAGAAAGATCTTTGTCGGATGAAATGGATTTCATCACGCTCTCATTCTTTATAACAAGGCCACGTAAATCAGATACTTTTATCCCCTGTTCCTTGATAAAATCATCATATCGGTTCATTGCATCCTTCATATCTTCATCCATTTCACCTTTTCCCATGAACATGGATTTCAATGCGGACATTTCAGAAAAAGACTTGGCAAGTTCATTTCCCTTGTCTTTGTATTCGTAAGACTTACGGACAGCACTTCTATATTTTCTAAGTCTATCCGAAGCAGTTTCTAACCCAAGTAAACTTCTTATATTCATAATCAATTTTTTAAATAATCTCATCGCATACTAAAATACCGTCAGCAAAATAACTATGCGCCCGATTTACTTCAAGAGAATAGCATATCTTATTGATAGTTTCCATCTTTTCAATATCCACTATCTTCTTTATCCCTTTCAAAGTTAATAAACTATCTCCCTTTTTCAAATCCTTGACATATCTCCATCCGTCTTCCGACATGACAAGCTGCACTCCTTGAAAACGATAACCTACAATATCGTCCTCACATCTTATGTTATAGGAAACATCATATTTGGTTGCCAATTCCTGAACAAGTTTCTTGGCTATATGATAGCTTTCCTTATAAGACATGACAGACGTGCCAACAACAATATCTTTGATATATTTGTCACCCTCTATTGTCCTTATTGCTGTAAAGCCCGAATTGAATCCCATAATCATTCCTCCCCTTTATATTCCGACTTGTTTCCTGTCAACATCCGTGCGCTCTCCATATCCAATGCACACAAGAAAGTGTCTTCCATGACATAGGAGAATCCCGGTTCACATTCCACTTCGTATATAGTAGATGTTATGGGAATACGGGTAACGTTCATGTTGTGCCGTCTGTAATAAATGATGTTTGAACCGTATGGCATGGAATTTTCCGGCCCAATATCAGGCAAGCAATAGTTTCCTTCAAGAACCTCACTCACTTTCTTTGTTATGAACGGCATCCATACCACATCATTAGGATTGTCGGGTATTTCCTTGCACATGATAAGAGTATCAGGGTGCATCAGGGGAAAACACGTTTTCTTTCCGACATAGTTCTTAAATTCCAATCGAAGCAAATCTCCCTCGTATTCAATAGGGGTAACACTTACGATAGTTCCATCGCAAAATTTCATGGAATTTCGGTCAAACAGCATTGCAACGGGAGAACCTTGTACTGTTCTAAGTGTCTTATCACCTGTCATAATACGCTTGTTTTCCCGTAACTCATTAAGAACTTTTGGGCTTTTAATTCCAATAACATTCTCGTAGACACACTTTATTCTTTGTCCTGAATCCAAAAACATGGTTATAGGTTTTAATTGTTAAACATCAAATTCCTTAGTTCCCACCTTGATATGAATCTTGGATTTTCGTCTTACCTTTCTTTCCTCTTCTTTCATAGGAGAAGTGACGAACATCCTTAATTTTTCATCCCATTCATCAAACATCGGGTTATAATATTGAAGCGAGCAACGACAAAAAGGGTGCGTAGCCTGGACAGTAGGAAGCCATTCTCTCTGCCTTCTCCCTACGTTGGTCCCATTGGCAAGCAATTCTTTCAGTTTGAAAATTTTGGGTCTTGAACCAAGCCCATTTGTAGTGAAGAAACGTATGCAATATGAGCATGCACCATTAAACACCATCTTGTACACAAGTGCATCCTCACCATGCAAGTCAAGAATACTAAGTGCAGTTCCTTCCTCAAAGATATTCTGCATCTCTGTTTCCATGATGCGAAGCCAGTCCTTTTCCCATATCTGTGTTCTATGACCTATGTCACTTACAATCTGTTTTATAGTCTGTTTCTTGTTGAATACAGTACCATTCATAACGGCTTCCTGGATCACCCTGCGTTCAGCTTCTGCCTGTGCATTGTCATATTGGGATGCAACCTCTCCAAGAATGGCTTCTGCCACATCCTTTTTCATCTTATCTCCAAGACCTTTGAGATAGGTATATGTTTTTGTGGCCGCCACACCAAGACGCATTTGATCCGTAAGCGTCAATTGGGAAACCTGTTCGGATGATACGAATTTATAAAAATCAGCATATCCTAATGATGCAGTCTGTCTTGGTTCAAGAACTCCGGCAAGTCTACCGAAAATCATGGCTTGCTGATATGGTGGGATTCGCTTCATCTCCTTTTCAAAATCAAAGTTGAACTCTTTAAGAAGTTTCTTGTCTGATTCCGAAATAAACTGTTTCCCCAACACTTTTATGATAAGACGGACAAGACGATAGTCTATTATTCTGAATATCCTCTTGATTACTCCATCCTGTTCATAAAAAGGTGGATAAAACCTCAAATCCTTATCTATCCTGTTTTCTGCCATAATCTATCAGTTCTTCCGTTATCTGCTTTATCATGTTAGAAATTTCATCCTTATAGATGTTGTTGGCTTCACTCTCATATACATCCTGAACCTTTGGAAAAGGAGGTTGCTCCTTTGTCCGGGATTTATAGAATATCTTCCCGTTAGGAGCAATCTTTTTAATAAATTGAAGTCCTTTTTGCATTATCATTCACCTCCAAACATCTTGTTGATAACTTCCGTGGCCCTGTCCATGATGGGATTGTCACCATACATGGATTTATATTTTGCAAATGGATCTTCTTCCTCCGCTGCCACATTGGATGATGGTTGCTCTTCCTCATTCTCCACTCCTTCTACCTCACCTCCGTTCATCTGACCTCCCATGGCGGCAGCGTTATCCTTGTTGATTTTGTAATTCATCCATACGGAATTGAGGATTGTGTCCTTTTCAGGATTGAACGGTCTGCCTGAATATGCTTCAAAAGCATCCTCCAATGAGATCATTCCCGCTTCAAGTTTCTTCTTGTCGATTTCCACTTTCAATGCTTCATCTTCAAGATCAACGCCTGTAAAAGCAAACTCGAATGATTCATCAAGTTCCGATACAAGATATCTTGTTATAATTTCTTGTAGGAAGGATAACATGGGTTTAAGACCTTTCTCACGTGAATGTTTCAATCTCTGCCGTTGGCCGTCCTGTCCGAACATCTGTGCGGATTCCTTGAACTGGAATCCTAGTTCTGACGGGTCTATACGATACACAGAGCATATCAGCACAATAAGGAATTGGTTCCATAAATTATACTCCATGTCCTTGTTGCAATTATGAACAACCATTCCATTTGCAACAAATTGATGTTTATCATTAAACATTTCAACATCAACCATACGTACAGTTTCGTCAGATTCTTCTAATTCAACAACCTCACAAAAAGAATAATTATTTACAAATTCTGGTAATTTATATCCTACCATATTTGCATAATATTTTACTTTTTCTAATGAAGCTATCTGATAACCTTTTCCTATATTTTGCACATCATGAATGTGTTTCTTGGAAAGCTGTTGTTCTTTTGGAAGAGAACGATTATACAACCTAATAGATGTAGCTAAACTTTTAACTAAATCCTTGGGAGATTCCTTCATTGTATAATAACTTCTTTCTTTTGGTTGAGCATAATAATTATCAATTTTATAATCATGCAAAAAACCAATTCTTTCCATAAACAATTCCTTATCTTTTATAATAAGCACATTGTCTTGGGTTACATTACCTAATTTACCAACTTTTCTTTTTGCTTTGTATCCGGTGCACTTTATTCCTTCTGATAAAAGCAATAATTTTGCATCTGACATTAAAAAGTTATAAGAACAAGTCAAACTTATATATCTTGACTTATAATTGGGGGACATAGAACAACAGCCGTCAGCAGAAAACCACCCTCTCAAAAAGGCCCTTCTCCATTCTGAATTTGCAGAAAAGAGAATAGAAGGAACTGTTTTACCTTCACAAGAAGGTGTTATACCCAATTCATTAAACAACCATTGATGGAATGTGTAATCGCAAATATGAACACGTTTTTCATAACCTATCATGCTTTTAAAGCCAGATTTTTCTTTTTCTAATTCAATATATTCTTTAGAATAATGACGAACCTTTAAGTAGGCATTGATACCGTATTTTTTACATATTGCCAAATGCTCTTCTATTATCTGATCTTCTTTAATTGGGTGATAAAATAATGTAATGGTTCTTTTCCCTTTTTCATTAACTGAAATCCATCCATCACCAATCATCCATCCAAGAAGTTCAAATAAATCCCATTCCACTTCTTTCCCCTTAAAAGTAAGAGTACGTTTCTTTTCAATTACATTTTTGTTTACCAAAACATAATCCCCCAAAACAATATTCTTTCTTTCAACCCACGTCGGCTTGGAATCTCTAAGAACTAAAAATTTATGTTCAGAAGAAGTTTTCAATGTCATTCTATTGGACAAAGTCAAAGAACAAATCCTCTTTTCTTGTGTCCTATATATTTTACATTCTTCAAAACCTTCTCCATCCCAAATTTTACTTACAACACTTTCTTTTTCCCCAAGTATGGAATCTAATGTTTTCTTACCATCTTCGGTAATAACTTCACTATCTGGATGCAAACACTTTTGAAGATCAATCCATTCAACCTGTGATTGTGCCAAAACAGGGATTCTTCCTGCGTTTTGAGGTCCTGCCATCATTTGATACCACATTTGCCTAAACTCGTTCAAAGTGGTTTGGGAAACATTTTCACCCTTGATATTCAACAGACCTTTGGGGAATACACCGTTCTTGAATGAATTACCATTGGATTGTAAGGACCATAAGAACCATGTCACAATCTCATTGAGTGTTTCAAGTTCCGACACCCCATATCCGTTACGGTAGACATCGGTTGACTTGTTACGCACCCCAAAACCGAGTTCCCACGGGTAATAGACGATTGATTCGCCTGTGACGGGATTTTTGAGAATCTGATTATCCCACACCATACAGTAGCGAGGCAAATGTCCTTTAAACCGATATTTCTCGAACTCCTGCCTGTTCCGTGGGTCAACCGCACCAAGGAAACGTACAAGTGACGCATCCACTGCCTTAAACCTGTCAAGTTCCCACATCCTGTTTCTTGTGGTTTCAAACGCAAGCTGGTCAAGTGTCAGCGAATCGAACGAAATCTTTCTTATGAAGTCGGGAAGGGTATCATAGTTATCCCATTTGTCGGTGTTGCCACCTCGTTCCAGGAACTCCACGATTTTTTCTACCTTCTTCTTGTCTTTCGATGATAAAGACAAATCTCCCGGATCAAACAAACCTCTTTTCTTTCTGATGGTATAACCTTCCTTCTGCTCGTCATCGGAGAAGTGCAGGAAGTTCTGTATCTGCTCTATACGTGTATTTACGATAGCCCTTACAAGATAAATTCCACCCATTCTACGTAACGTACTGAATGGAAGAATACCTCTTTGAGCAAGATAATCACGTCCACTATCGTTCCATACCTGCGGATCAAAGAAAACGGATTGAAGTTTTCCATTATCCGAAGTCTTTGAACCAAGATACAGATTTGCTTTCATCACATCTTCCACATCCCTAGACATCATAGAAGATTGTAATTTTGATTGCAAAAGCATGGGAACAGTCTTGCTTAATCTGTCCAGTTCATTGAAATCAAGGGAAGCCAAAGACTTCAACAAGTCAGGCTTCCCATTTTTATATGTATTTTTCCGTTTTCTACTCATTTCTGCAAAAATATTATGCCGAAGTGCCAGCAAGTTGACTAAGTGCCACAGTAACTTCCTTTCCGCCCTCTGTTGCCGTTACCACGGCCGAACCTGTACGAGCTGCGCCTGTATTTGCGGCTGCAACTACCGAATAATCCGTAGAGCCTTTAGTAAATCCCGTGCCGGAAACAACTGTCGTATAAGCTACAACAATAGGTGCACCTGAATCCTTGCCGTTCACCTTCTTCTGTTTATTCGATGTGACATCAAACACCTTGGTTTCCCCTGCTGCGGCAAATTCAAGCGAAGCGGGATTAACCGTAAGTTCGTATTCATAGGTCACTGTTGCCGCAGACTGTGTAAGGGTTATTTCGGCTGTATTTTCACCTTCGCTTGCAGTAATAGTAACTTTTCCTGTACGCTGTGATTCGGCTGTATTTTCAGCCGCAACAACCGTTGTGTCATTGCCGCCCTTTGAAAATCCTGTTCCCGATACGGCAGTCGTATATGTCACGTTCGTAGGGGCACCCGAATTTTTCCCGTTCAGCTTCTTCTGCTTCTGCGAAACCACACTGAATGTCTTGGATTCACCATTTGCAACAAAGGAAATGCTTGCAGGATTAGGGGTCAGCGTGTATTCGTATGTGATTACGGACGCGGCCTGTGTAAGATCAACTGTCGCACTCTTGCCACCTTCATCCATAGCAATGGTTACAGTTCCCTTTCTCTGTGTATTACCTGGATTTTCAGTCACATTAATGTTGAATCCATCGGAAATGGCTTCATAGGAGAATCCTGTTCCGGCAAGTTCTATACCCGTACCTATCTTTACGGGAACCCCTGACGGTTTGCCGTTTATCACGGTCTGTTTGGTTGAAGTAACAGTCACTTTCTTTGTTTCTCCCATATTCACAAATGAAAGTGTCTTTGGATCTACCACCAAATTGTAGGTGTAGCTTATTGTGGAAGCTGCCTGCGTAAGATTGATAGTGATCTTCTTGTTGCTTTCGTGCTGTGTCACGGTCAATACCCCATTTCTTACGGAAGTAGTAGGGTTTTCAGAAATTGTCACTGTTCCATCTTCACTTACCGCATAAGGAAGTTGTGTTTCAAAGTCAACCTCCAAGGCTGTCTGATCTCCCTGCGGCTTACCGTTCACGTAAAGCTGTTTGTAGGAGGTTACAACAGCCTCTATGCTGTCACCTTCCTTGGGGAATGACAATGTTTTGTCCTGCGAAACAAGAAAATAGCGCATTTCCTCAACCACGTCAACAAGAACCTGTTCCCTTCCTCCCAACTCTTCCGGGTATGCTATAAGCTGTAACGCATTGTCCACGGCCCATTGCTTGAATGTTCCGATATTGTAGGTAAGTCCCGCACGTATCACAACACCGATACCCTCATAATATTCCTTGTCACCTGTGACGTTTTCAGTCACAAAAACGTTCATCTGGCTGTCTATGCCGTCAGTAATGACCGTTAGGCGATGGGTTTCATCCCTGCTTATAAACAACAGCCGTAACATAATTAATCTGCTTTAGCGGTGAACTCGAACTTCTGAATGCCACCCTCTGCCATGATAACCACATTCAAATCCTCTTTGTCTGCAAGACCCATGTCCTCCATTGTCAACACAACGGGAACACGGCTAAGGATGTCTGTAACAAGACCTTTGCGATCACCACGGATAACACCCCATCTTCCGGCAGATTCATTCAATGTTACAGTATTAGGGAAATAAATTTCAACTTCCTTTTTGATAGGAAGCTGTGTTCTTACGGTAATAACACATTCATTATCCTTATTCCATTCCACGTTTGCAGATACAATTTCATTCTGTCCTTGCGGATTCAGTTCAAGGATAAGAGCGTTGTCTTCCGCAAATGCAACAAGTTCCTGGTGCATCACAGGTTGACCGACAACCCAGTTGAATCCCAATGCCTGCATATTATCACTTCCTTCAATTTCATCCGCAGTGGCATCAACGTTTCCACGGCTTACAATACCACGTATCTCGGTAATGAAAATGCGCTCCTGGTCACAGCTACCGTCAGTAACCACGGTAACGTCAATCTTCTTATCTGTTTTAATGAATCGGTACAATCTCATAATATCAAAGTTTTAATAATCTATCTTTGTTTCAAAAATACGCTTTTCATGCGACAAATCAAAACAAGGGTGACGGATTCACGGGAAGCATTACAACAGTCATTGTGGCAGACTTGTTATAGGGTTCGGGCAGAACCGCATTTATACCGAAGAATGCCTGCCGCCCTATCGGGTCATTGTCCATAAGACACATAACCGTCCTGTCATTATCCTTCACCTTAAAAAACTGTTCATGCACATTCACAGAGTTTCCCGACCAACTGTATGAAGTGGCATACGGTATCTTTATAAGTTCCGATTTTCCGCCATCGGGAGCAAACAGAAGGTTGCATGTAATAAATAGAGGGTGAATTTCTCCCTTGACTTTCAAATGCAGCTCTTTCGGCTCTATACTTACATCAAGGACGGATGTCCCATGTGGAACTATTGTCTTTTCTTCCTTACCATCAGCACAAACATTTCTTTCATCCTCTTCCGAATAGGATTCAAGAAGTTCCATCTCCATCAGCTTGGCAAGAAGCACCATCTCTTCCATGCTCACACAGCTACCCTTTTTGGGCCACAACCCTTTTTCGTTCACAAGAATGTCCGCACCATCTCCACTAGGATTTTCCGTAATATTGAAAACGGATTGCGTGCCCCATCCGTCAGTAGGAATGGTGACACGTATTCCGTTGTTGTCTGTAAATATCAACGATTTCATATATGGGTTTTAGTTTTGGTTGTTAATTCATTATCCCACGTTTCCGGGCTTCCTTTTCAAGTTCAGAACGTCTTAATCCGGAAATGTCCTTGTTTTTCAGGAACACCTTTATCTGTCCGTCACTCATGCGCTTTACGGCAGATATGATACGTTCCTTCAACGTTTTCTTCTGATCACGTCCGGCCGTGTTCAGCTTGGTCTTTTCAGGACGCTTCTTGTTCTCCGCAACAGGCTTCCACCCGCTTTCCGTTTTTTGATACACACGTCCATCCGCATATCTCTTTTTGACACCTACGGCTTCGGCAACCGATTTTTCCAATGACTGTTTGTCGTTCACGGCAATTCCCACTATGCCACGGAAACGGTTCAAAGGAGTGTCCTTGTACATCTTCACTGTCATGGATTTATTTACCCCATCCACAGTAGTTTCAATAAACGTATGTTCCTCAACCTGTGTAGGACGGATGTAATAAAATGACTTCGTAAGATCATCATTTACAACCGTCAATTGAGAAAGGGAATCATACTCCGCTTTCGCTGCCGATATTTCAGATAGGGTAAGATTGTCTGCTGATTTCAACACTTCGGACAGCCATCCAAGAACCTTATCAGCTTCAAAAACCTCCATTTCAGAGGATTTAAGGAGTTCATTGAACTCCTGTCTTGTAATGCTAGTTTCCATAAATTATTGGTTTTCAGATTGTTTTTTATTTTCACCTGGTCTTTTGGCAAATCCATTCTCATCGAAATCACTTAAATACTTTCTAATCCATTTCGGAACAAGAGTAGGATTTATCTTTGCCGCATTTTCCGCTATTGACATCGCTTCCCGAATGATAAGGGATGTACATACCAATGTGTAGAACCATCCGAACCCTTCAACCACCGAACCGCGGACGGTAAATGATGATGCGATGTTCGCCATGATAAGCAATGAAAAATAAACCAATAGTTTCAATCCTATCATGGAGAACCCTTTAGAGGACAGATCTCTTTTTATGAAATGATATACCCACGAAAGAATAGTATCTATTACAATCAGGGATACAAGAAATTTTAAATAGACCCAATCGTTAAAGAGAAATTCCTCAAAAAAATCCGCTACAAAACTAAGCGGCAATCCCATGACAACCGGGTAATAGAAGGAAAAAGCATATTTCCTAAACCGTTTTTTTATAAAATCCTGCATGTATTTTACATTTAATTATCTATCTTTCTCAAAGATAGATAAAAATCACCTCTTATCCATGTGATTGCGCATATGCTTGTCTAACTAATTCCCGTGCTTCCTTTGGTGACAGGACCTTGTACACGGACCTGTTGTATGCTATACCCGTTTTCAGCTTCTCTATCACCCCAAGGTGCTCCAGTTTTTTAACCTCTATGGCAACCCTGCTTCTTGCAAGAGAAAATTCCTGTTGCAGTTCCGTATAGGAAACGGTCTTGCAAATGCCGTCCTTGCTGTTTTTCCATAAATGAACGAAAATGGAATAACCCCTGTTTCTGACGTGGAACCATCGCCACCACTTTCTTTCCTCATCGGGAATAAGGTAGGAGTGAATGTCATGATGTCGGTCCATCAGTGTCGGATTCCCGAATATGTCATACGCGTCATTGACTGATTTTCGTGTCCTCATAATGTTATTTTGCAAGATAACAATCCCGAATCTTAAGCGAACATTTTTGTGATGGACGTTCAGCTTCAATGAACCAAAATGATGATTCAAGATAATCATCATTACACATGTAAACCATTTCCGTTATCGGATCAACGTTAAAATAAATGTCGCTATCATCAAAAAACGTTTCTTCATACAATTCAACGGTATATGTTCCTTCCCGTTCGTCCATAGGATATTTATTGCATTCATTCTTCGAGAAAAATGTCAATGGTTTACTATCTAAAGACTTTATAGTAGAAGCAAAATCACAAAGTTGATTATAAGAGAAATTTGTTTTTCTTTTGCCGTAAGTTAAAAGATATTCAGCGGCAACCAATCTAGTTGCCGCTCCAATTGATAAAATATCAACCATTTTAACGTACCTTGTATTTGCTTTAGGAATAAAATAATCCTTTCCATTTTTAGTCAAACAAGAATAAGTGGATAAGACAAGAAGATCTTGTCCCTGCCGGAGTAATATAGACCTAAATACTTCCTCATCGAATTTAAATGCAACGATTTTATCATTACAAATCTTATTTTGCTTGATATCATAAGTATATATCTGGAAGTCACAAGAAAACTTTACTTCATCATATCTTCCTTTATAAGGTTTTAAAGTGCTGTCCAAAGGATAAGCTACAAATACATTAAACATGGCAATAGGAATTATTCGTTTATTATTTCAGTTTTATTATTTTGATTGCGATACTTTTGAGGAAAACGAAAATACTGTTTACACACCCAAAACAATTCTTTCATGGGAACAATAGGAGAATCAGGACATCTAAATTCATTTTCCATCGGAGCAACAACAATATGATTAAAACACGCCCTTACAAAAAAGGAATTGTAGGAGTAAACATCCTTGTTGCCTTTTGTGTCGACAAAAAGAACTTTTGACGAATTAAGACATACATCAATGAACATGATTGTATCATCCTTGCAATTCATTTTACAGATAACAGTAGAGCATAACGGGAACTTCCCTATGTTTTTGCTCTTTTTGGGTAACTTCTTTTGTTTCATTTCTACTCAATTAATGTTTGAAAATTCATTATTTCGGTTATTTTCATTTACTACTTCGGTTATTTTATCATTTTTAGGGCTTACAAGCACCTTAAACCCAATTTATGTAATAAAAAAATGAAAATAATGTAAAATTTTTTCGTTTCGCCCGTATCAAAAACAACTTTATATCTATTCCCTTTTATAACAATTGATTGTTGAAATCTATGATATTCCAATATCATTCAAAAACTAATTGTTACATTCCAAGAACCCGGTTGTTGAAAGCACAGACTATATCCCTATAGGGGAACTGTATTAATCTATTATAAGTCATTGAAATATAATAGGATACAGTGCCTGTGCTTTCAACTTTAACCGGATAATGGTAAGAACGATAGATATAAAGTTGTTTTGTTGTCAACCGAATATTATTACATTCCTGTCACCCGTATTTTATAGTTGGGATAAGACTGTTTTTGAAAAACCGTGCATCGCTCGCACATCTGAAACCTGCTTATCCTTTCGAGTCTTTGGTCCTGTTTCAAAAGAACCCACCTGGCATCTCGATTTCGCACTACCAACCCTACCGTCAGGTTATCCCGTGGAGTAAGGTATTTCTCAATCTTATGCGCCACCGTTAAGTCTTATCCGTCCACATAAGAAATAGACTTTCTTTTCCGTGTGCGATTCTATATGACCTCGATAGGGTAATACACCTCATTTCTGCAATAATATTACCTCGGAATACCACGCTATAAAAAAGAAAGTCTGTAATGAATGCCCCATCATATCATTACAGACAATATAGAAAAGTTCTATCGAACCATCTTTTACTATGTTGTTTGTATTGACTATGGGGTGTCAATTACTGATGCAAAGATACAGTGGATTATGTGATATAGCCAAAAATCAATTGAATTTTTTAGTTATATTTGCAATACAGATAGATTTCATTAAAATACATCCTATTATGAAAGTCATATTCAATTCAAAAATCGCAAAGGTCATTATTCCGTTCAACTCTGCGATACTTCTGTTCTTCTGGTTGCTGTGCAAAAAGAGTGCACAGTATTACAGGCAATCGTTCTTCGCACACGAGCATTGTCATTCCCTGCAATGGCAGGAATGTATGTATACAGGCTTCCTGATTTCATTCATAATGTTTATTCTCGGACTGGGATTCGATACCATGATATACGGTTGTGCAATATCCGTTGTGTCATTCTATATTCTATACGGGCTGAACTATGTGGGAAACCTTGTTTATTTGCTTTGTAAGAAAGGATCAAGGGAGATACTGCATACCGCATACCGTATGCTGTCATTCGAGCGTGAAGCACGTTATTTTGAGTTCACGGACGGTTCATGGGAACCCGACAAGAACAACGTCGCTCCACATTTGAAAAGAAAACCTTTCGGATGGATAAAATTTATAGGGAGAAGTTTCAGAGATTGAAATTTAATCCCTATATTTGCTCCTGCACTTAAAAATTTGGGTTTTGTAACATAAGCATTTTAAGCACTCTTCTTTTTGAGGGAGTTGAAGGCATTTTGATACTCGGTGTGTTGTGAAACAGAACGTCAGCCATTTTTTCAGTTAGTTAAACTTATTAGTTATTAGAGGATCTGGATTGATCGAGAATGGTAAGGGGCTTTCGGTAATTTCCCCCTTACCATTTCTTTTTCTCCTACATCCTGTAATCCGGCCCTTTTCCTCTTGGAAAGTATTTCATGTAAGGTTCTCCCCATACGAATATCGCCCTTTCCGTCTTGTTGAACCTTACAGGCTTCATCAGGGGTAACAGCCTGCTTCTTGCAACTTCTATCATGGCACGTCTTTCGTTGGTGTTCTCTATATTGGGGAATATGTCTATCAATACCGTATCGAAGAATCTCCCCTGTTGCGGCATGAGTTTCGTAAAGTCACCGAACAGGCTTCCCTTAATCATCCTTAATGGGACGGCAGAATCCTCAAAATAGGGTCCCATGAGTTTGATAAGGTTACGTTCTTCCTCCAGGACGGTCACGGAAGCCACTTCCGGCTCCTTTAGGACACTTTCCAGTGCCATCCCTAACCCTAACCCCACAATAAGTACGTTTCCCCTGGCGGCCTTTAAAAACGGTTCATATCCGTGTTCACGGAATAGGGAATCGTCCATGATGTACCTGCTTCCTCCCGTAAGCCTGCAATATGTTCCCGGTTCCTTCTTGAAATCCTTGTGCGGTATATCAAGGTTGAACATGTTTATGTCGGTTGACGGGAACACCCGAAAACATTCTATCGTGAAATTCTTGAAGTTGGAATAGGAGGTCTCCAACTTCTGTCCGTACACAAGACGGAATTTGTCAGCCATCCTTCCCATAATCCTACTTCATTATATCCACGTTCATGCCATATCCCACGTCAACGGACTTGTCAAGGCCGTTGTTCTTTAATTCATGTCTGTTTTTCTTTTCCTTAATGGTAAGAGTGCCTTTTTCATCCGTTACGGTAATTTCATCAAGTTCTCCGTTCCGATTGAAATTTGCGGTCACCTTGTTCCTTTCCGTTATCTGCTTATTCATGTGCTTAAATTTTTGGTGAATACTGAATTTATATCATCGCAAAGGTAGGCAATTTAAATTTCACTCCTACATTATTTAAATAAAATGTTATCTGTATGTTAATTTAATGTTAAAACATGAAATTATTTTTGGATAATTAAAGTAACCAATTAAATTTGCAACATGAAAGTTGAAATAAAATTTAAATAATAATGGAAACAAGAATAACAATAGCGCAAATGGATGAAGCGTTGGAGAAATTCAAGCAGAAGATATCATCCAATTTCATAATAGGAGGAAGTCTTGCCCTCTATCATCACGGATTCGAGTGCACTCCCGGTGACATTGACATGGAGATTGAAATCGGAGAGGGTGACGGGAACATAATTGAAACGCTGTCCGTGCTCAATGAAACCTATTACGGCAACAATGATGCGAGCAGGTATCCTACAACGGAGCACCATTACAGATTCAGTTTCCACGGTGTCATATTTGACGTGTGGGCAGTAAACAGGTTCAGTTATAAAGGATACATGCTATCCATTGACGGAACACGTTATGCGGACGTGATGAGCGTCCTAAGGGCGAAACGCAAGATAGGAAGGACAAAGGACGTCAATTCCATTGCCGATTACGCATCACAGATATTATCCCTGTTAAAGGAGGACAAGCAATGAAACGTTTTCTGGCCACATTGTTCATATTGGTGGCATCATTCGTATTGTTATCCATCATATTTGAACCGTATGAAACTCCTGATGTGGGTGAAAACATGAAAGAAAATTTTGACTATTCAAATGATAATTGTAACTTTGCTGCCGAAAATTTAAATGATATTTAAAAATGAATAAGATAAAACAGCTATTAAGAGATCGTGGATTGAAGGCAAAGGACATGGCGGAAGCGTTGCAGCTTTCCGAAACAAGAATGAGCCAGATATCGAACGGTGCTTCCACAACGGAAGAAACGAAAAGACGGATATGTGACTGGATAGGGGAACCGTTATGGATAGTGTTCCCGGAAGACTATCCCGACATGGCAGGAATGGTAGAAAAAGGAAACTGTGACAAGGTATCCGTCACAAGTACGGGCAACAACTCCTATTTCTTTACGGCTACGGCCAAGATAGACGGGAAGCCTGTATATCTGGAAGGTGTCGCACATAAGGTTGAGAAGGCATGATTGACATACGTGAACTAAGAATCGGTCAGACTGTAAGGTTTGACCAGGGCTTCGGAACGATAGAGGGTCTTAGAAGCGCACGGTACATGGAGTGGGATACGGGTGACAAGACGGGTACGGTGACCGTCAGGGATATATCGGGAGTGTATTACCTGTGTGACCTGGAAGAGATCTCCATCCCCTCACAGGAAGAGATAGACGGATTCCTCAAAGTGGTGGACGACATAAGGAACGGTTTTTACGAAAATGAATGACCGATATGGGAAACAGAAGAAGGATAAGACCGGGATATGTGAAAGTATGGGAGTAGAAAGCGAAAAAGCGTGGAACTGCAACCCTTACAAGCGATAACGGTAACAACAAGGACAAACTATTAAAATTATTTGATGCCTATGGAAAAGGAATAGAGAAATGAGAACGCGCGGTCCGATTCCGAATGAATCATTTTATAAACATAAAAACATAAAAAGTGATAATTATCAGGAACCGCAATATTTACGGAAACGGATTGTGTACGGGTGCGGACCGTATGGGTGGCACCCGTTTAAAACCTAAAAACCGAATGATTAATATGAAAACAATAAAGGAAACAACAAGGAAACTGCTTGAATTTTTCGAGATGGAAAAATTGACTGTAAAGGACATGCTAAGGGCATTGTACTTCTCCCTTTCACTCGTGAACATCGTCATAATGGGAGGAATAGGATCGTCATGGACACTCATGATCGCCCTTGCCGTATTCATACACGCCACATGGCAGTTCGTAAAGATAGGGAGGAACCTGCAAGATGAATGAGTTCGGAAAGATATGTACGGAGGTGAACACCCGTATAGTACAGGACACGGTGTGGTTCGTCTACCACAGGATAACGGACGATGATCCGTTCGGAATAGACAATCACATCAACGAGTTTGTCGCACGGATAGGGAGGGAAGAAGGAAGGAAATTCAAGTTCCGCGTCCTCATGAACCGCAACACCCATGACAGGCTGAACGAAGCCTATTCAAGAAGGATATCCATGTTCAACCAGGGGAAGGAGGAACCCGCAAGGGAGATGGATATCAGGATAATCATGTCCATGACAGGTTCGGCAGTAACCGTAACGGAAAACATGGCACTCGAAGATAACATCATAAGAATAGAAGCAACCAAAATACAGAAGATATGAAAAAGCTGAAAACCGGAAAAGAAAGGATGTCCGCGATGGCGGACGCGTTCACCGCATCCATGCTGATGGTACTGACCAGAAAATCACCCATCTATATAGGTGATGAAAACCTGTACGTATCAGAGGATGGGGGAGTGTCAAGATATGAGATAACGGGTGCCATGGCACTTGCAATGACCGAAGTGATGGACCGGATAGGACTTGGCAACGGCAGGCAACCCACAAGACTCAACGAACTCCTCCACACCCTTACCGATACCGTCATAGACATGATATCCGACAGGTGTGTGGAGATGGCAAGACAGGAAACGGGCATCATACCCGGGAACGGGAAGGAGGAATCCATGGAGAACAATGTCGAAATGCCCATGATATTCAACAACGACAACCGGAAACCAAACTGAAAATAAACACACAATGATAACGGTTATAATAAGAAACGACAGGTTCCGCATATTCATGACGGACAATATCAACGAACAGCCGATAGAGTTCGTATCGAACAGTAAATCAAAATATGTCATGGGATTCACCAGCCGTAATAACAGACGGGTGCGGATATGGAAGACGGGAAGAAACACACCCTACGATCAGATGGTGAATCAAATGACGGATGACAATGTCGTGTTCGATGCACCCTACAACAATACCTGTATAATAGACAGGAGGGAATAAATTGCAAAAAACAGAAAGTGGTGAATGATTAGGAAAAGTGATATAGGAATAGGGAGGGGCAACAGGATATGTTTTTGTCCATTAATGTTTTTACCAAAACCTATGCAAAAACAGGTAACGGTGTCCGTCACGGACGGTACGTTATCATTTCCCCAAACAGCAACAGGCAACTTGTAATAATTCTCCATAATAAATGATTCTTTTTATAGTTTAGATTTGGATGCAGGATATGTCGTGATGATATGATCCTGCATTGTTTTTGTATGTATAACCGAAATAATGCCATTTCGGTTATTTTTATGAAAAACACATTCATACTATCATGGGGACGATGATTGTGGCAAAAGGGAATAGGGTGAGCATTGCACCCACCCTATGATACGGAAATCAAAAATAATAGTACCAAAATAACTACTGAAAGAAAATATGACTACCGCAAATATAGGACATCCGTTTCATATATGCAGGCACCCGTGGGGTATATCGCCCGTTTCATTTCCCGGAAAAATTTTGGAATAGGAATGGTAAGCCAAAAGGTTTCGGCAGGAAGAAAGAGAGAACATCACCCATGGGGGTAAAATGCGGTTTTTGTTTTCCCGAAAAATTTTAAGGTCCAAAAAGGTATTTCGGGGAATATAGGGAGAGAGGGTGTTTGTTGCTAAGCACGACACCCCGACTTCCTCGTTTCATAGTGTTTTGCCTCTCCAGGCATCACACCCGCATATATCCTATTTTAAGCCTTTACACACAAGGATCACCCGTTTCCCCTACTGTTTCCCCTCTATTGCAGCATCGTTCCGGTAACACCGTTAAAACGGCCCGTACCTATGTGTATCACCCTATCGGGAATACGGTTTTGGCGTCCTGTGGTAGGTGTATACTTTCCCAACTATCATATAGTAAATTATTATAACAGGGTCAAAAACAGGGGTGTTTTCATTAAGTTACTGATATTCAAACGATTAAGTCAAAAAATCGTTGCGTCCGCCCTTATATGCAAATCGAAGCATTGATAGTAATAATATCGTACAAATCATTGTTTTTGTAAGGTGTGGATACACCGTTATATGCTGCATATACGAATGTATTGCAGCATGAAAGAATGTATGTGTATATTAGTACGATTCCAATACATGAAAAATCAAACGCTAGTAACTAGCTGGATTATATACGCAATTAAATAGTGTGATAGCCATGTACGAATTGCATCACACCATACCAGAACGGCAATAATTAGGGCGATTGTCTGGTGTGATGCACATATGTGTCGCAGGTAGGAATAATAAGACAAGGGGGTAATTAGATATTTTGGGCTCTCTCGATGGCTTCCAGGCTAGGCAAAAAACAACAAAAACTCATTCTAAAAACAACAAAAACTCATTCTAAAAACAACAAAAACTCATTCTAAAACCTGCAAAACCTATCTAAAACCTGCAAAACAAACCTTTTAAACGGGTTTCAATTCATTCAGGAAGAACGTTATTCTATTATTTCTTGTTTTCCTGGTTATCCGTTCTACTGATTTGCCGTAATATAGTACATTATCCTGTATTTTTGTGGTTATACGGTTGTTTTTCGTTGTGTTTCCGGTTGTATGTATGTGCCTACTGGTGTATAGGTGTTATATCCCCTATGGTTGTACTATTATATGATATTGTTTTTTCCTATATTGGTTTTTGTTGGTTTCGTTGTTTTTGTTCTGTTTTTATTTTTGACAAGGTTTTTCATTAAAAACCGAAATAGTGTTATTTCGGTAAATTCATTCAAAATGTGCTCTACACGGTATTATAGACGTGATTTTTGCACAAAAATAACAGGTACAAGGTGTTTATGTTTGTCTATTCCTTGTACCTGTTTTCAGATAGTTTTTATAAATCATTGTTACGGCTTTTATTGGGGGGGCAATTAAAAGCCGTATTATAATTATATTGTTGTTTTTTTTGATTGATTAATAGGTGAGTTCCACCAATACACTAACATTATATACGGGTAACTGTTTTGCGTACCTGGTACGACCGTCTAGGGGTGTTTCCGTGATGGTTAGCTCTAGTAGTTCGTGTATCGGTGTATTCCGGATAGATTTTTCTAGGGCTTCTATTTCCTTGTACCGTTCTGATCCTATTTGTATTCCGTTCGGACCGTGATAGAATTGTTTAAAAAACGGGTGATTCCTGTGCATGCATATGAAATGGTAGCTTATATGCTTATATGCTATATCCTTGACTGTTTTTGAAGCCGATTTACAAATATATTGGCTACCTGTTTTGCTGTTTTTTACTGTTACCTGTATCATAATGTTTTTGTTTTTATGGGTAATATATCGGTATTGTCTTATATCTTTCGATAAAGGGCTTTATTTTGCCCTCTATCGGTGTTTTTGAATGGAGTATTGCACACTATCAAGGATATATTTAGCATGTTCCCGGGCTGCTTCCTGTTTTTCCTGTTTTGTGGGTGTTATTCCGTCGTACTTGTATAACAGTTTGGCGGCCTCTCTGATTATGGTTTTCATTGTGCTGCAATTGGCAAGGTGTTCCGCTTGTGGTTGTATGCCCTTGTTTATTTTTTTGATTAGGGTATCTTGCAACCATGTTGTAATATCGTATATTTCCCGCGTATTGCGTATATACATTGCAAATAAATTGGGTATGTCGTTTCTTCTTTCCATAATGTTACGTTTTTTAATTGTTATTGTTTTGTTTCTGTTTTTCGATATAGTCGGTTATCTGTATGGATAGGTACAAGCAACCTAATAATATTAATGTTTCAATCATAGCATGTATTTTTTAAATTGTTCGTTAATCGTTTTTTAATCACATTGCAAATGTAAGGATAAAAACCGAAATAACAACTATTTCGGGAAATTATTTTTGTTAATAAATGTTTAATGATAGGTAAAACGTTGAAATTGAGTGAGTTATGAACTATCAAAAACATTATTTAAAACGTATATACGCTCGTTTTTATGTAAATAATATAGGTAGTAATTGTATTCCCATGCGCGTTTTACGCGCCTTATATTGATGCTCTTATGATACTTATATCTAATATATCGCTCGAGCTGCATTATACACTGATTGACGGATGAAACGTATATTATAGGTATTCCGTGTTTTTTGCAATGGTTAAGTATAAGATTAATTTCTTGCGCAACCATTTTGCGCGGTGTAATGGTACGGGCATCTACTATATAGTAGGTATGCCCGTCTACATTGGTAGTCTGTATCATTGCCCTAAATACCCGTTTTTTTGCAAATATTCGTTTAGATCAATTTCCGAATAATCTAAAAAATTAGGCTCTATATGGCTATTTTCTATTAACCATTCGCAAACAATATCGTACAACTCATTGCCTAGCCCGTTATCATTAATATATCGTTGCGCTCTCTCTGTTATTATGTTATACTCCATTTCGGTATAATATTGCTCTAAGCAATCAAAACCTAGTATATAACCATTTTTTATAAAGTCGTACAACTCTTTTGCAGATTCCCCCAAAATAAACGCGTTTTCACCGTTCCAGGAGGTTCTCTCATATACTATATTTTCCGGATAATATTTTTTAAAGTAAGATATTACAACCTTGTCTAAAAATGATCCGCCGTAATCGGTGTACGCAAAATTAAGGTATATATTACTATGTTTGCTTTTTGCTTCTTGTACTAAACTTTCGGAAGCTATGTAAGTATTTTTGCTTGAAAAATCTACTAGGTTGTTATTGTTCGTTCTCATATCTTTAATTGTTTTAAATTATTACTTTTGATTTTTCCAAACTCTATAATCATTATCGCTTTCAAAGCACATATAACCGCCAAAAACCTTAACAATATGTACAGGGGTAAACGGGCAATTTTTAATTGCCTGGTACCGTGTTTCAACTTGTGCAAAATACGTTCTCATAATTTCTTTAATTTACTGGAGATCTTTTGATACAGGGGGCTTATTTACCCCTGTATGCGCGTTTTATTCTTCTTCTTCTTCTTCTTCTTCTTCTTCTTCTTCTTCTTCTTCTTCTGTTTCTACTTCGTCTAGGGCCTCCGAAATTGCTTGACTTAACAGGTGACAACGTATTGTAACGTCGCACGCTTCTGCGCCGCGTTCTAAATAACTCATATCACACCCGAACCCTGTTAACGCTTCTACAAGCAAATCCCAATTGTGACACAGGTATTCCTCAGCCTTCCACGCGTTAAATGTGTAAGATCCAGAAGCGTTTCCCGTTACGTTATCACATGTAAATAATGTATCATTAAGTTCTTGTTCCACTTCGTTCCGGTTTTCCGTGGTTACTATTATTCCATTGTCATTGATATAATCTAAAATATCATTTTTAACCGCTGTAAAATAATCGTATCTTTCCATAATTCTAAAATTTTTAATTGTTCGTTATTCGTTTTCTTTAATCACATTGCAAAGGTAAGGATAAAAACCGAAATAACAACTATTTCGGTAAATTATTTTTGTTAATAAATGTTTAATGATAGGTAAAACGTTGAAATTGAGTGAGTTATTTACGTTTAATTTTTTGCGTCCAAATACGTTTTTTCCCTCCTAATGTGGCAGTTTTCACCCAAATATTATATAATTTACATTTAGGGTATAATTTACTATCATTGAGTAACATTAAATCGTTATTGCTTAATTCTTTCCATCCCCTGGATATAGGCGTATAACCTGTTAATTTAATGCTTTCGGGCGCATTCTCTGATATGGTAAGCGTTTCCACCTCTATTGGAAAATTATAATCTTTCATTCTGTTTAATGTGTTAGAACGTTTGGCTGCTCGTCTTAAAACTACATTTATATTTTTTGCTTTCATTATTTTGTATGATTTTAAATGTTATTTAAATATGATTTTGGAAGTAATTGGAAAACATTCAAAACTTCTTTAAAACTTATTTCCCCAATTTTTTCTATAAATACGGAAAAATAACGTGTTCTTGTATAGTAATCGCTTTCAAAGGTTATACAGTTGGGTATATCTTTTCGGTTTAACGTTTTATAGTCATTTGCGTGTTCTCTTACAAATTTAATCAATTCGGGCGTATCTAGGTACATTTTGATTATTTTTTGCGTCCTGGTGCCGTTATAATACGCTCGTTTAACCTGTTTTTCGGGTAACTTGTGCCCGTCATAGTTTTTCCAAAACTTGATATTTTCCTTGATAAGATCCAATGTATCAATATTTCTACTAGCTTTAAACGTTCCTATCTTAATATTTTCGTTTTCAAGGATAGGATATAATTCTTTTTCTATATTCTGTTTTTTCATTGTAATAATATTTATTTATTTATTTATTTATTTATTTATTTATTTATTTATTTATTTATTTAT